TCAGCAACTAACTGGGTCATACTGTTCATGTAGTTTATTGCTCCATGCGATGACAACACTAAGCCCTTTGTTTTCCGCCAAGAAATTATCAAGGGCTTTTTTATTGCCTGAATTATGCATTGTGGTTTCCTAATAGCTTTGAAAGCTTGGTCAATCCCTTTGGTGTCACTCTCACCTGCTCTGTGATCTTTTCTGAGCCATCAGGGCGAGTAATCACTTCGGTTTTATGTTCCAGATAACCTGCCTGTAGCTTATCGCTATAACCATGCCATGCGACATTGCCGGGACGTTTGTAAATCCAACCATTTAACTGGAGCCATTTGATTAGATCACTTTGGCGCATTTGTAAGTTATTTGCTGTGTCACGCAGGCAAAAGCTCCCATCCGCTTTAGCAATACGATCAAAGGCCTTAACAGTTGGCTGCATCACTTCTACTTGCTGCTCTAGTTCAATTACTTTTTCTGAATACGTAAGTAAGGCATTTCGCAAAGCATGTGGGTCTGCTAGTAGTTTCATTGGATCAACTGGTTTAGCAACTTGAGCTTCTAGCTCCTGCCAACGATCTACTAAGCGAGCGGTAAACTCTGGACAAAGTTGAGCGACGACAATGATGCTGTCTCGTTTACCTTGCTCACCAGTGAAAATGTAAGTCTTAACTTTAATATTTAACCCTAAGTTGTTGATTTTATCGATGTCCTCAATTTGAGGAAGCCGAATTACACCTTTATCAACAAGAGTTTCAATAGTCCGTTTTACGTTATCAGATCGCTTATTAACAAGTTCAGCAATCTCAATATGATTCATGGATTTTACGTGTAATGATGGAACAATCGCATTCATGTTTTAGCTCCTTCTTGAATGATCAATAATTTGACCGCTTTATTAATCAGATAATTCATAGATCGCTCGTCAGACTCACCTTTAGCCTTAAGCTGTTTGTGAGAATCAATTTCCAAGCGGACTTTGACATAGATGAATTCTTTAGGTTTCATACTCTCTCCAACGACCCCATTTTGGGGTGTTAATTCAATGTACCCATTTTGGGGTTATTGGTCAAGCCCCAAAATGGGGTTACTATAAATTCTTTTTTCTAAGCCTTTCTCTATGAATGAAGATGACAATAAAGTTGTGACTTTAAAAGTACGTGTCAGCCCTGAATTTAGGGAAAAACTTGTTGATACTGCAAAAGAAAACAATCGTTCAATGAATGCTGAAATTGTTGATCGGCTTGAAAAGAGCTTTGACCTAAGCAATAAAAAACTTGAGGATTTATCAGCAGATGAGCTTATATACTTTATTTTTAATAAGTTAAACTCTCGCGGTCTAGCTCTTACTGTTGAGGAAATTAAACGGGGGGAAGAACTTGCAAAAAATTCTAAAAAGTAAGTCATGGGGGACTTTCGAGTAAATATCTTCATAAAAAAGCCTCGTCGTTTGAATGAGGCTAGTATGAGTTTGTTTTTTAACTATTTAAAGGAATCCAGTTGATAGGAATTTATTAGTCTTTTTTAGGTAACCAGCGTTCAACAAATTTGTTTGCAAATTCTTTCCATTCGGAATTATTAAAAATATTTTCCGGAAAGTATTTGTCAGTATCTTTCCAAATTTCATGAGCAACAAATCTACTTAGTGCAATTTCGAACTTGGAGTTCCCATCGAAATCAAAAAAATCATTAATTATCGGCTGTATACTTTTTGCTAAGTTACTTTCCCCATACACCCCAGTAGGAAATGCACTTACACATAAAACAGTATTGGTGATCTTAAAATTATTTACCTTTGCCCAAATTTGTAAATCCATTAATGCCAATAGATTATAACTTGCCCATTTTTGTAATGTTTGATTATCTACTTTTATATACTTATCAGGGTTAATGTTTAACTTTTCCCTTAGATTTTCAACATAAACGAGAATATCATTAACTAATTGATCCTTATTAGAGTAAGGATTTATCATTACTGGATAGTAGTAGCCTCTGTATATCTGATTCAAAATATCACTTCCAAATGTTTCACTAATATTATAGGTTTTTTTATAGTATTCATTGCAATAATCCATAAAATTAATATTATTTAGTTCTAATGATCCTGAATTCCCATCAATTTCAAAAAAACAATTTGCTTTATCATATTCATTTTGCATTATAAAAAAATCTTGAAGGCTCATATCTCTTACAGTCATTTCTTTTTTATTATGTGCAATGCACTTTTCTATATCATCTTCATAATTAAATCCTCCAGTAGGATCATAGATTTCGAATGGCTCTTCGAACCATTTCAAAATATCATTTTTAATTGCATTGAGTCTGTTAGTATTATTTGACTCTAAAGCGTAACAGGTAAAAGTAAAGAAAAACTGTCTATTTTGTATCAAACGCAACCACTCAAAAGGGTTTAACCTATCTATATTTTTATATCTATCAAGATCAAACTCACTCGGTAACTCTTTTGTAGTCCTAATGATCTTTTTCATTAAACATAAATCTCTAACTTATTTCATCCTAAATATACCTCAACTTGGGGGTGTTATGGGGTAGAATTTAGAGGTAAGGTGCTGTATTGTTTTATGTAATATTTAACCTAATAATATTTCGTAAACATAAAATGAACTCATGTAGACTCTGCAACAGTATAGTGAAACTCCAAGACAGCCATATTATCCCTAAATTCATTGGAAAGTGGATCAAAAAAACTTCTGCTACTGGTTATCTTAGATCGATAGACAAACCCAATTTAAGGCGTCAGGACATATTTACAATAAAACTACTGTGTAAAAAATGTGAAGATATTTTTTCAGATCATGAAACATATTTTGCTGAAAAAATATTTCACCCCTACATGAATAGAGATAATTTCTCTTACAATTATTCATATAACGATCAATTAAGTAGATTTTGTGCTTCAGTATCATGGAGAGTATTAGTTTATATAACTGAACATTTGAATAAAGTTAAAAACGCCGAACTTGAAAAAGCAAAAATGCAATTGCAATTATTCCTTTTAAATAAGTCTGATAATTTATATCAATATGAACAACATATTATCCCATTAGAAGGAGGCGGAGACTCTCCTCTGCATAAAAAGCATTCAAATGTAAACTCATATTTCACCAGAGCCATAGACACAGATATAATTAGTACAAAAAATGGAATTTTAATTTATACAAAATTACCAAATTTCATTGTAATTTCAAATGTAAACCACAATGAAATTGCAAAATCTAGATCTAGTCGAGTCGCATTAAAACAAGGAAATATTATTCCAAAAGAATATGTATTACCTATTGACATGTATTACTACCTAGACAATAGATTAAAATTTATAAAAGAGAATATAACTGACAAGATTTCAGAGAGTCAAAATAAGCATATGCTTGAAACTATAGAAAAAGATTTAGAAAGATTTAAAAAATCTCGATCGTTAAAAGCAATTGAAGATGATCTCTTCCCTAATATTAGTATTTTCAGTAATAAATCAAAACCTTATTAAACTTTAGAATTAATACTTTTATTATATTTTCACTTTCTTCAGTGGCTCATAATTTGGTTCTTGAATAAAAATCCACAAAGGTAAGTCATTATAATTTTCGGCATAATCATCAGGGATCTGAACGCTGAACTCTGATGGATTTAAAAAAGATTCTGTGGCAATCACTTTATCATCTTTAATTGTTAATGTTTTAAAAAATTCGGATATCATAGAACTTCTCCACCCTAAGTTTGCAAAAAGCTGCCCATCATGTTTTTCACTTGTATAGACAAATCGAACACCGTATACTTTATTATTCTTAATGATTAAATCATGAACACTCTCACGCCAAGAGGAATATCGCATAAAATAAAAGGCTAATTGACTCTCAAGTTCGGTATTTAGCATCTTTCCATTGCAAAAAATTTCTGTCTTTTTAGGTAAAAAAAGAACCTTATTACTATTATCACTGGGTAATTGATGAGCATTTTCTTCATCAGTAAGAATTCTAATTTCTATATCTGGAGTTGTAGCCAGCATACAATCTCCAATTTTATACATTTCTGATCGTGCCATTGCTTGAGTAAAATCTATTGTATATTTGGTATCTTCATCGTTAAATGCTTCGATTGGTAATAAAACCCAATGATTAAAGAGCCTAAAATAAACTGAAATGTAAAGTTTTACATTCATAACATCGGCATAATTTTTTAGTTTGTTAAAATATTTTTTCTGCAATTCAAATTTTTTATGTAAGTCTTGATTATTAAAACTTTTCACTTCAACTAATATTTGCTCATTATCATTAAGTATAATTCGATAATCAGGCATTTCTATCTCTGAATTTGCTGTAAACAAATTTCCAGCATCTTCTTGCTTAACAAGCTTTACTGAACCTAAAGCACCAGCAACATAAGCAAAAAGCATTTCAATTCTTTTACCATGTATTGTTATAGGTGTTTTTTGTGAGCCCTCTATACTTTTTCTTATTTCTTTCAAAAAAATTTTTAGTGAATCTTTATCCTGAATATTAATTGAATATTTACTTGTATAAGCAGAAAAAAGCTCAAATGCATCAAACTTCTCAAATTTTCTATTTTGTCTTTTCATATTATTTTATAACTCTTAGCTTGTAAGTTTATAGAAGGAATTTAATCTTCTTTGAGTACTAATAACTTAGCAGCAATATTAACTCTTTTCACCTTTTAGGACTAATACGATGATTTGTCAACCAAAATTTCGGACTATTCTCCTAATTTGTCAACTAATAGAAAAAAATGACACTAAATTAAAAACTTCTTTTAACCTTTGTGATTTGCAGTACTTTATAAGCCACTGTTACAATCTATTTAAACTTATACTCAAAACAAATTTATGAAATATATAATTTTTATTCTAATGGGGCTGCTTTCATTGCAAAGCTATGCAAAGAAATGTGCTGACTTTGGAACTCAAAAAGAAGCGCAAGCTTGGTATGAACAGCGAAAGAAATCTGGGCAAACTGGCTGGAAAAGCTTAGACCGCGATGGAGATGGTAAAGCATGTGATTGCTTGCCGGGTGGAAATGGCAAAAATTGCCCGAAGAACAAAAAATAAGGAAAGCACATGAAGTTTAATTTTTCATTGGATACAGCAATCATTGTTACTTTAACAGCTATTTTCTTATTTGCTTTGGGACAAGCATACTTAGGGGGGTTACTACAGCCATTTTATGTTGATCCTGTTGCATTGAATTTTAGTATCCAAGATAAAATTTACTGGGGGTTCATAAAAGGACAAGCACCTTTAATATACTTTTTTATTATCACTACCCTTTTCTATGTCTCAAGATATGTTTTTGTTACAGCAGAATTAGATCAAAAAATCGTTAGTTTTTTGAGAAGTAAAATTAATTTTAGACTTCCACATGAAGTTAAACCACATAACATAAGTCTGACTGATGAAAGAGTGATGTGTGCTGAAAAAACAGGAGGTTTTAACTTGGTAAACTAAACACACTCATCAGGAGTTTACCATGAGCAAGAAACACAAGACTTACACCACAGAATTTAAAGCTGAAGCCATCAAATTAATTGAAGCCAATCAAGGCAATGTCTCGGAAACAGCTAGACAACTTAGCATTTCAATGCAAACTCTTTCAAATTGGAATACCAAAGCAAAGGCTGGAACTTTAGCAGGTACAAAACAGTATTCACCTGATCTAAACGCTCTACTCGAAGAAAATAAAAAACTCAAACAACAGCTCAAAATAGCTGAAATGGAACGTGAATTTTTAAAAAAGGCAGCAGCGTACTTTGCCAAAGAAAGTCAGTAAGGTACGCCTATATGAAACAAAAAAGATATTCTTTTCCAATTACCTTAATGGCTCGATTACTTCATGTTTCAGTTTCATGTTTTTATGATTGGCTCAAGAGAGGCGTGAGCAAAAGAACGATTCAACGAAATCAACAGACGATATTGGTGAAAATAGCCCATGAGGAGACAAGGCAGAGCTATGGTTATATTCGATTAACCAAATACTTACAAGCTCAGGGTATAAAAATGAGTATGTACGCTGTACGTCAGATAAAAGCGCTGAACCACCTGTATTGTAAGCGACACAAGCGTTTTAAAAGGACTACGAATAGTGACCATAATCGAGCGATCTATGAAAACCTGCTGGAGCAACAATTCTCAATGACTAGACCAAATCAAGCATGGTCAAGTGATATTACGTACATATGGACTGTTGAAGGATGGCTGTATTTAGCAGCGGTAAAAGACCTTTACACGAAGCAAGTGGTTGGCTATAGCTTAAATGAGCGCATGACAACACAGCTTGTTTGTAATGCGCTAAATATGGCTATTCACAATCAAAAACCAACCAAAGAACTGATTGTGCATTCAGACAGAGGAAGTCAATATTGCAGCCATGAATATCGAAATATACTTGAGCAATATGGTTTTCAAGGTTCAATGAGCAAGCGCGGAGACTGTTACGATAATGCACCGATTGAAAGCTTTTGGGGAATATTGAAAAATGAGTTAGTTCATCATTACAACTATCAAACTAGAGAAGAAGCCAAAGCAGATATTATAAAATACATTGAGTTATTTTATAATCATCGAAGAATTCAAAAGGGTTTGGGTTTTAAGACACCAAATCAAATGGCCGAAGACTTTTATAAGTTGGCTGCCTAGAATCTCCCAAGGGAAAGTCTCCTGATAATTCAGCGTATATCAGAGATAGAAATTATTCAGTTTTTACTTTGACAACACTCATAATTTATACACTATTTGTTGGGGCGCTTTTTTCTCTTAGCCATATTGAACAAAAAGGCAAAGCAATTGGCCAAACAATACTTACTGATATGAAAATACAGCCCTTAGTAAGAATAACTGGTGCAGATACAGACCTAAAACAATATCGTATTTTGGTGGTGTTTCAAAAAGTATGCTGGCATTAAACGAATCCATTATTGATATAAAAGAACACTAAATCAAAGGCTTTGAAATGATTTTCAAGCTTTTTGGAGAAGTTGCAGCTTCTCCTAAAGCCTCGCCTGATTCGATGCCGTAATCGACAATTATTGCCTTCTATACCCACAGTGAAAAATTTACCAATCAACTGTTTGCATTCTTTAAAGGTCGTAACAAAGCTATCCCAATGGTCACTTGATATACATGTATAGCTTACACCTAACTGCTTCAATTTTAATTTAAGTCGTTTTGCAGTGGCTAAATCTCGGTTACCCCATACATAAGCAACAATTTCACCTGTTTCTCGATGATAGGCATAAATTAGCCATTGTTTATTTTGCTTATGACCAACAAAAGTCCAAAACTCATCTACTTCAAGGGTTTCATAATGACTTTGCTGTGCTCGAAGTTGATATTTTGATTGGCTAAGTGTCCGTAGAACTTTACCGATACTTACTCTTTCAATTTCTGCTATATCCCTGACACCACTGCCTCGCACCATGAGGTGTAATATTTTGGTTTTGATACCTGAGTGACAGCCTTGATAACTGAGAGCATGATCACCAATAAATTGACGTCTGCATATTTTACATTGGTAATTTTGCTTACCATCTACTTTTGTGCCATTTTTCTTTATACTGTCACTTAGGCAGGCTGGACACTTGATTTCTAGAGTTATTCGCATTTCTCTATTTTATCAAAATCCAACCTGCTTTTTTTCAGCATACTTTTTGAAACACCACCCGTATTTTATGTGGCTCTACTCTTTGTGCTGTGATAGATGAAGAGAAAAATGTCTCTTTAGTTGAGCCGAAAAATGTTGTGTATTTGAGTTCTAATTTTGCTGAAAAGCTCGAGAAAAAGAGCTGATAGGAACTACTGGAGAAATAAAATGCTCTATCCATGTTTATGCTGTGGCTACTTAACCAGAGACGAACCATCAAACGGCGATTATATTATCTGCTCTGTATGCTTCTGGGAGGATGATCCTGTACAAGCAGAAGACCATGATTGGTGTGGTGGTGCAAACATACCTTCGTTAAACCAAGCTCGTGAAAACTTTAAAAAGTATGGGGCAATGGAAAAACGATTTGTTAAGGATGTGAGAAAGCCCAAGGATTATGATATTCCGAAGAATTAGATTGTGTTTATCAGAGATTTGGAAAGGAAATAGGAATTGGCCCCTGCTTTGCTCCTAATCGGAACTGGTCAATGAGCAGAATAAATTAAGCAAAAATCCCTTTAGATGGGATGAATTACTGACTAAAGCATTAATTTAAAAAAGAGAATAGACCCTCAATAAAAGTTATTCCCAACAATCAAGAAAGTTATTTAGAGGTAATTTTTTGAGAGAAATATAATTATTATAAATCTTAACTTATATGATCTTTTATTTTTCATATATTTATCTATCGAACAATTTTAAAATTCATAGTGTGATATACGCTGAATTATCAGGAGACTTTCCCTTGGGAGATTCTAGGCAGCCAACTTATAAAAGTCTTCGGCCATTTGATTTGGTGTCTTAAAACCCAAACCCTTTTGAATTCTTCGATGATTATAAAATAACTCAATGTATTTTATAATATCTGCTTTGGCTTCTTCTCTAGTTTGATAGTTGTAATGATGAACTAACTCATTTTTCAATATTCCCCAAAAGCTTTCAATCGGTGCATTATCGTAACAGTCTCCGCGCTTGCTCATTGAACCTTGAAAACCATATTGCTCAAGTATATTTCGATATTCATGGCTGCAATATTGACTTCCTCTGTCTGAATGCACAATCAGTTCTTTGGTTGGTTTTTGATTGTGAATAGCCATATTTAGCGCATTACAAACAAGCTGTGTTGTCATGCGCTCATTTAAGCTATAGCCAACCACTTGCTTCGTGTAAAGGTCTTTTACCGCTGCTAAATACAGCCATCCTTCAACAGTCCATATGTACGTAATATCACTTGACCATGCTTGATTTGGTCTAGTCATTGAGAATTGTTGCTCCAGCAGGTTTTCATAGATCGCTCGATTATGGTCACTATTCGTAGTCCTTTTAAAACGCTTGTGTCGCTTACAATACAGGTGGTTCAGCGCTTTTATCTGACGTACAGCGTACATACTCATTTTTATACCCTGAGCTTGTAAGTATTTGGTTAATCGAATATAACCATAGCTCTGCCTTGTCTCCTCATGGGCTATTTTCACCAATATCGTCTGTTGATTTCGTTGAATCGTTCTTTTGCTCACGCCTCTCTTGAGCCAATCATAAAAACATGAAACTGAAACATGAAGTAATCGAGCCATTAAGGTAATTGGAAAAGAATATCTTTTTTGTTTCATATAGGCGTACCTTACTGACTTTCTTTGGCAAAGTACGCTGCTGCCTTTTTTAAAAATTCACGTTCCATTTCAGCTATTTTGAGCTGTTGTTTGAGTTTTTTATTTTCTTCGAGTAGAGCGTTTAGATCAGGTGAATACTGTTTTGTACCTGCTAAAGTTCCAGCCTTTGCTTTGGTATTCCAATTTGAAAGAGTTTGCATTGAAATGCTAAGTTGTCTAGCTGTTTCCGAGACATTGCCTTGATTGGCTTCAATTAATTTGATGGCTTCAGCTTTAAATTCTGTGGTGTAAGTCTTGTGTTTCTTGCTCATGGTAAACTCCTGATGAGTGTGTTTAGTTTACCAAGTTAAAACCTCCTGTTTTTTCAGCACACATCAGTGTTTACATTTTATATAAACATATAAGATGAAATAAAAATATTTTTTTAGTATAAGATATATACCATTTGGTAAAATATAAGGTATAAATAAATGACTTTAAAAAAAATTCTTTTTACAACTTGTTTAGTTTTTTCTGCAAGCTCTGTTTTTTCTGCGACAGTTCCTGCGGAAGCATTTAGCCGAGCTAACTGTAAATTCTTTGTTCCTGGTTTTGGCTATGGCTGGTATAACGAATCGATATCTTATGATGCTTTAACTGGCCAACATAAAAACATGTATGCGAAAACAGATCAAAAAGCAACGAACGGAAATACTCGCACTGATAACTCGAGTAATCCTAGTGGCTACCGTGTACGCGCAGGTTTCGTAGATCCCACAGCAGATACAAGATTTTGGAATGTTTCAGGGACTCATTACGAAACTTTAGATAGTGGGCGTGCTGTTTCACAATATTCTTCTGCAAAAGACTGTAACGGAAAAATTGGACAATTCTTGTAGATTATTATGAATAAACAAAAAATCACTATAACTCTTGGATTAATAATTTTCGTAATTATATGCATTGCTCTTTTTTTGAAATCTCAAAGCGTCACAGAAACAAAACGACTTGGGAATAATGAGTCGGCGGAAACAAGCATTTCAGAAAAACCTTTAGCATCAAATTTTGAGGAATTAAGCAATGAAAAGGCTATATCCAAAAGTAAAATTGAGGGTAGTTCTTCTGATGGATCTTCAATTTTAGCTTTTGATTCAGATTTGAAATCATTACGTGAAAAATATCCCGACGGAGTAATGTATACGAAATTAAGCGAATCAAAATTAAGTAAGGTCCAAAAAGAAGCACTTGCTAAGGATTTTGACAATTTAAATCGTTACGGCAGCTTTAGTGGGGGGAAAGTTACAAATGAATTCTCTCATTTAGATAAAAAACGAGCAGCCCTGAAGGAGGACAAGCCTTTAGACTTTAAACCCACGAATACTGATCTGCTAGTTAAAAATATGGAATTAACTGGAAAATGGTATTCAGGGGCTATTAATGATGGAAAATATAACTCCCTCTATCGCCTGTATGAGAGTCAGGATGGCAGAAAGTTTGAAATTACTGAAATGTATTTGAACCCAGACAATAGCTCAATTATTGAGGTGTTTGAAGAAAGTTTAAATTATAATGTCAATAATGTTCCAATGACCATCGAAACATTAAAGTCAGAAAATGGCAAAGAACTATATAACGTTCATTTCAACCACAATAACAGGTACTACTCCATGTCTACTGAAAACTTTAATCGACAACAGGTAGAAAAAATTCTTGACTCTATTACCACAGCTCGATAATGGTTACTAACTTTATAGGCACTTTAATTATATAAAATCTATAATTTGAGATGTTTATATGTATAGGGAAAGCCCTAATCAGAGGGCTTTCCTTATTTCAATCCATGCATCCACTTTTGCTGCACAACTATTAAAAAAACTAAACAGTATGTTCTGTATATGCACTGCTATCATCCCCTCACAAAAATTAAATAGAGGGTAATAGTGTTATGGCGACACCTTATATTGTGGTCGGCTGCCCCACTACTGGCGGCGGACAAGTTATTTCAGGCAACAGCATGTTTCAGATTGAAGGTGTTCCAGTCGCTTGTGTCGGTGACAAAGCTACATGCCCAAAGCATAAGACGGTTGCTACAATCATTACCGGTGATCCTTACATGCAGATTTTTGGTAAATCAGCTGCAAGAGTTAATGATGCGTTATCTTGTGGTTGTAAGCTGCTACCTAAACAGAATCTAGTTGTTCAAGACAACGGTGGTGGATCAGCATCTTCTGCTGCTAAAGCATCATCAGCCCCGTTGACACAACAACAGTCAACCAAAGACAGTTTTATTAAAGATGAGTACGAAAACTACTACATCGAGCAAAACACAACGAAGTATGTAAAATTCAAAAACGTCATCTTTCCTTATGATGAAGATAAGAAAAACCTTTGGGGATCGCTTAGCCAAGCTGTCTCAGGTGTATGTACATTCGTCCTCACCTACATTGTAAAAGGTCAAGAGCTTTTTGTTACGGTCTCTATGGTCTCTCCGACATTAAGTCGCGATGCTACAATTTTCCCTTACGCAACACTTGAGCTTATACATAACAGTCAAAGCTTAGGAAAAACGCGCCTAGAGCAAGGAAAAGGCGTGTGGTCTACAGATAATGGTCAGCAGCCTGTAGGTCAGTGCAAGGTAACACTTCCTAAACCAGATCTGTCAACAATAGAAGCAACTCTAACTATGGGCTATAGCGCAAAATTTGATGGGGGCACAGTACGACCAAACCCTCCCCATACTCGCTTCTCCTTTATTCTAAATTCAGCAGCAAGAAGTAAATCATGAATAGAAGTTTAATCAGTACTTTTGTACTTATTTCTGTATTAGGGGTGACTGCTTGCAGTAAGGCATCAAACGAGCACACAGCCAATGTACAAGACAGCCCTCAAAGCGTCAAAACTGAGCTGTCAACGAGTGATAAAAAGATTCTAGATAAGTATGAATCTATTACAAATGAAGTCGTGATCTCTGGTGATGATCAGGAGATAAAGGAAACCTTAGTCCCCCTGATTCCTGAAATTAAACAAGTTACAGCCAAAAAGCAAAGAGAAATGGCATTGATGAATATATACATGCTATCAAGCATGTATAAGGAAGCTTATGAGTTAAATGAGCAACAGATTCAGGAGAAACCATTGCCGCAAAGAACAATGTTTAGGTGCACGCTGTTAGAAAAGCTCAATGAATCCAAAGTGAAAATTCAACAATGTCATGAAGCATCTGCACAGCTTATACAAACAGAGTTAACCAAGTCAGTTAACAAAAATGACCTACAGTATAAAGAAGTAGAATTTGTTTATTTAACTGAGATGTATAAAGCAGGACATGCTGACTATAAAGCCAAATTACAGAATTTCATAGGCGAAACTAAAGATGTATCTTTAAGAGATAAGTATAAATCTTTATATGATTCTAACATCGAATCATTTTACGGCACCGATTCACCAGACTATGTACCTGAATCATTGAAGTAAGATTACCAAAGTGTAAAAAAATGCCAATCGTAAAAATTGGCATTTTTTAATGAGTCTTATATTTTTCAATAACTCAGGTTATGGGCAATTAACCATGATCTCAGCTGCAGATAAGTTGGCCATAAACTTTAGTTGGCACATAATGCAAATCAAAGGGCTTTTACACATATGCCGACATGAATATTGTTGTTAATCGTATGTGCTGTACAACCAGGTAAAAGAACAAGAATGCAGGCGCTTATGATCAATGTAATCACTGAGCGCCTGCAGTGATAAATTACTTTTTTAAGAACAACTCTCGTTCTGCTGCACGGCGACGAACCAAGCCTTTCATGACTTTACCACCGCCTCTATTCCATTTCGGAAATTCATCAGCTGCAGCTTTATAATTGCCAGCATTCAGTAGTTTTACCAATGTAGATCCATTAAAAGCTTTTTCACCAATGTTGTAAGCCAAGCTCGCCAGCGCATCAAACTGATTTTGATTAATAACTACTTTGACAGCTTGATTTACTGCCGCCTCAAAACGCCGCAAATCATGTTGAAAAAAGGACACTGCTTGCGCTTTGGTACAGCTATCGCCTCTTTTCACTTTAACGCCACTTGGATACACCGTGGTACCAAAGCCAATGGTCCAGACACCCACACCATCATCATAAGCTGTAAGTACCAGATCTTCGAAACTGGTGATTAAGTTGATACCCACTTGGCTGGTTTTCATTCCACCTGACTGGAACTCATCAAGAAGTTCATTAAATTGATCAACTTGCTTTTGGGTAATTTTGCCGCCTAGTAACTCACGGGCGGCATCAAAAAAGGCTTTACGATCCATATTGCTTTCCTCTAGGTAATAAAAAACCGACCCTTAACGGTCGGCTTTGGTTTATGAATTTTGTATTAACTTCGCTCAAACTTTCTTTCGTGATACTTCAACAAACTGCTAATTTTTAACAATAAATACCCAAACAACAATGCATTAGTAATGATGCCTATCCCAATCGCAATAATTTTCCCAGACCATTCATAAACGATGTCTAAGTCTTCATTTCTTGCCTCGACTTGACCAAAAAGCAAGATAAATGCAATGCCTGCAACAAAACCAAGCAGAATTACGGTCCAAGCAACTAATGTGTTCGTTGTACTTTCATATGTTTGATTATTAAATTCAGTCATACACCCTCCCAAAAATGTAAAATACTTCTCATTATTCCTAGAAGATAACAAGTTTTAACTCGAATAAAGTTTTGATATTTATGTGATTTGAAACTTTATTTTAAAATTGTGAACAAAAGAAGACCGCCCGAAGGCGGCTATTTATTGGTTATTAAATTTAGCTAATATTTTTCTTTTTTTGGTTCTGAACTATCTAAGAAGAATCTGCGAGCTATGATCATCAAGCCAGCAATAAAACCTATTACGATAGAAGCCTTAGCTAACTGAAACAGTTGTCGTAAACATTTCAATTTCGTCGTTAACAGTAGCAATCACGTTAAAATATGCAGTACCCTCAAATGCGGGGATACTTTGTGTTTCACGGAAAAGCTCGATCGTTCCATCAGTTGAAGTTATAACATGCTCCACAGCAGTTGCTGATACATAAGTCATTGTGTATTTTACAGGCAAGTCCGTGGTTTGATATGAAGTGCCAAGAAGAGTTAACCCCAAACCTGGATTCCCTGAACCATCATTGATACAGTTAAATCCAATATTGGCTTGGCCTGCTGCGACACCATTTACATCTGCTAGGCGTGCTCCACTCAATACCCCTGATGTTAAAGACATCACATTAGGAACAATCATTTCAAGCTTGTCACCAATATTTGCTGTAATGCCAGCATGATAACCATATGCCAGATCTGGGGAATTTTCAGTTCCCAAATCAAGCTGCCCCTCTGTCCAACTCAATACCCCATTCTCATAAGTACAGTTGGTTAGTGTCCAGTCAGATGTATCAGGGTTAGGAATACTGGTAACCCCAATTACACTAAATCCAGGCAGCACATCTACCTGTTCAAGATTAGTCATAACCTGATCATAAGATACGTCATTTTGAATACGTACAAGTGCGACATGACCTTCTGGAATATTAGTATCTGTTAAATTTTCAAATAGCATTTCTAGTGCGTTGTTTACCATGAGCAAACTCCTTTAAAATTATGTTTTAGTTGCTTTAAAAGTTTAGTTTATTCAAATAATTGCCCTTAAGAGCTATTCTTTAGTACTTGAATAACTCCTTTATTTTTAACATTAGATTTTTGTGAAATACAGAACATGGGAATCAAATATTAAGATTAAATATGATAGAAAATTAGATTTGAACAAAACCGCCCGAAGGCGGCTATTTATAGATTGCGATATCTAACTGTCTTTATCTTTCTTCTTTTCCTGCTCTGATGTGTGCTGAAAAAACAGGAGGTTTTAACTTGGTAAACTAAACACACTCATCAGGAGTTTACCATGAGCAAGAAACACAAGACTTACACCACAGAATTTAAAGCTGAAGCCATCAAATTAATTGAAGCCAATCAAGGCAATGTCTCGGAAACAGCTAGACAACTTAGCATTTCAATGCAAACTCTTTCAAATTGGAATACCAAAGCAAAGGCTGGAACTTTAGCAGGTACAAAACAGTATTCACCTGATCTAAACGCTCTACTCGAAGAAAATAAAAAACTCAAACAACAGCTCAAAATAGCTGAAATGGAACGTGAATTTTTAAAAAAGGCAGCAGCGTACTTTGCCAAAGAAAGTCAGTAAGGTACGCCTATATGAAACAAAAAAGATATTCTTTTCCAATTACCTTAATGGCTCGATTACTTCATGTTTCAGTTTCATGTTTTTATGATTGGCTCAAGAGAGGCGTGAGCAAAAGAACGATTCAACGAAATCAACAGACGATATTGGTGAAAATAGCCCATGAGGAGACAAGGCAGAGCTATGGTTATATTCGATTAACCAAATACTTACAAGCTCAGGGTATAAAAATGAGTATGTACGCTGTACGTCAGATAAAAGCGCTGAACCACCTGTATTGTAAGCGACACAAGCGTTTTAAAAGGACTACGAATAGTGACCATAATCGAGCGATCTATGAAAACCTGCTGGAGCAACAATTCTCAATGACTAGACCAAATCAAGCATGGTCAAGTGATATTACGTACATATGGACTGTTGAAGGATGGCTGTATTTAGCAGCGGTAAAAGACCTTTACACGAAGCAAGTGGTTGGCTATAGCTTAAATGAGCGCATGACAACACAGCTTGTTTGTAATGCGCTAAATATGGCTATTCACAATCAAAAACCAACCAAAGAACTGATTGTGCATTCAGACAGAGGAAGTCAATATTGCAGCCATGAATATCGAAATATACTTGAGCAATATGGTTTTCAAGGTTCAATGAGCAAGCGCGGAGACTGTTACGATAATGCACCGATTGAAAGCTTTTGGGGAATATTGAAAAATGAGTTAGTTCATCATTACAACTATCAAACTAGAGAAGAAGCCAAAGCAGATATTATAAAATACATTGAGTTATTTTATAATCATCGAAGAATTCAAAAGGGTTTGGGTTTTAAGACACCAAATCAAATGGCCGAAGACTTTTATAAGTTGGCTGCCTAGAATCTCCCAAGGGAAAGTCTCCTGATAATTCAGCGTATATCAATGTAGTGTCTTGATGACCAATATAGTCATAATAAAAGCCTGCTTGGTTAAGATAACATTTATTCACTGCCTCCATTGGTGACTTTGAAGGACTGGAATTTGAGAAAGTACTAATAAAAGTAAGAAGAACAAAACTAATAAATATTTTTTTTGATTTCATGAAGGCACCATGTTTATCATTTTTGTTTTTTTATCTTACTCTTAGAGGAAAAAATAGGAATTGTCACTTATCGGATTTACAAGGTATTATTTTTAATAAAAGCAAAGCGCCCTAAGGCACTTTTCTAGATAGTCATCATATTAGTCACTTATTTTGCTTGATTAGTGTTTTTTGAGATATCTTCCAAGGACTCCACTTCACCCGTTCTACAACATATTTAAATTTATTTGCTGGGAAATTATTTCCACCATCTCTTCCGCCATGCTTGTCATCAGCATAGTCCCAACTAATAATTTCAAACTTATTGGAGTTAATTTTCTTGATTGACTCTACAAAACGAAAGTTTAGATCTAAGTCTGAACCAAAAGCATTATCAGATTGGATTGTATAAGGCTTCCACTCCCCACCATAAACAGCTACCTCACTAACAAAACCAGATAGAGTGCCAGAACCTGCTGAACATCCCATATCCCCATACCATAATACATAAAATGATTTTGAGTCTTCATCATACTCAACTGTATGAACATCTTTGATTGTAGTAGGTTTATTGTTCTCCGGGTTTTTCTCAAAAGAATTCATACATGAAACTAATTTTTAATATTCCTTAACAATATTAAAAACTTTTTGTTTGTCTTGAGACTCAGAAGCAGCATTTGCGCTGATACAAGTAAATCCAAGCATCAAACTAATAATTAATTTTTTCATTAAAAAAACCATTTGTTATTTTGTTAACACAATTTAACAAATGGTTTATACCAAATCTATAAATAAAATGACTTAAAGTACTTTAATACTACATCACTCCCCCCATTGCGTTTCAGTCCTTTATCTATTGCAAAACATATTTTTCCACCAACCGTGTAGAAACAAAAAGAGCCTCTCGGGGGCTTTAATGTTTGTCTCTATAGCATTCTCGCAAGTACTCTTGATGTGTGCTGAAAAAACAGGAGGTTTTAACTTGGTAAACTAAACACACTCATCAGGAGTTTACCATGAGCAAGAAACACAAGACTTACACCACAGAATTTAAAGCTGAAGCCATCAAATTAATTGAAGCCAATCAAGGCAATGTCTCGGAAACAGCTAGACAACTTAGCATTTCAATGCAAACTCTTTCAAATTGGAATACCAAAGCAAAGGCTGGAACTTTAGCAGGTACAAAACAGTATTCACCTGATCTAAACGCTCTACTCGAAGAAAATAAAAAACTCAAACAACAGCTCAAAATAGCTGAAATGGAACGTGAATTTTTAAAAAAGGCAGCAGCGTACTTTGCCAAAGAAAGTCAGTAAGGTACGCCTATATGAAACAAAAAAGATATTCTTTTCCAATTACCTTAATGGCTCGATTACTTCATGTTTCAGTTTCATGTTTTTATGATTGGCTCAAGAGAGGCGTGAGCAAAAGAACGATTCAACGAAATCAACAGACGATATTGGTGAAAATAGCCCATGAGGAGACAAGGCAGAGCTATGGTTATATTCGATTAACCAAATACTTACAAGCTCAGGGTATAAAAATGAGTATGTACGCTGTACGTCAGATAAAAGCGCTGAACCACCTGTATTGTAAGCGACACAAGCGTTTTAAAAGGACTACGAATAGTGACCATAATCGAGCGATCTATGAAAACCTGCTGGAGCAACAATTCTCAATGACTAGACCAAATCAAGCATGGTCAAGTGATATTACGTACATATGGACTGTTGAAGGATGGCTGTATTTAGCAGCGGTAAAAGACCTTTACACGAAGCAAGTGGTTGGCTATAGCTTAAATGAGCGCATGACAACACAGCTTGTTTGTAATGCGCTAAATATGGCTATTCACAATCAAAAACCAACCAAAGAACTGATTGTGCATTCAGACAGAGGAAGTCAATATTGCAGCCATGAATATCGAAATATACTTGAGCAATATGGTTTTCAAGGTTCAATGAGCAAGCGCGGAGACTGTTACGATAATGCACCGATTGAAAGCTTTTGGGGAATATTGAAAAATGAGTTAGTTCATCATTACAACTATCAAACTAGAGAAGAAGCCAAAGCAGATATTATAAAATACATTGAGTTATTTTATAATCATCGAAGAATTCAAAAGGGTTTGGGTTTTAAGACACCAAATCAAATGGCCGAAGACTTTTATAAGTTGGCTGCCTAGAATCTCCCAAGGGAAAGTCTCCTGATAATTCAGCGTATATCATCTTGATCGTATTCGCTCATTTCATCAAAATTACAATGGTTTCTTTCAAGATACTCTCTTTCCTCTTCCATCATTTGAAAGCGCAAGTTTTCCCACTCATAGTTTTCACGCAAATATGCTATATTCTGCAACTCAGCATCAAATCTAAAAAAGTCACGTAAACTGTATTTGTTGAGTCTTACATCATCAATGGAAGTTATGCCTATATGCTCCATTAGTTCATCCAAGTCATGTATCCATATCTTCCCATTGCGAACGAAACATTCATTTCGGTAAAATGGGTAATTGCCCTTAGTAATTCTTTTAAATCCATAGCGTAAAGCTGCTTCGACACTTATCGCGTAGTACTCATCAGTAATTGAATACAAGGCTGACTCCTTTTTAACTTAACTTTCCTTCAAAAAAGTTTACCAAATTCATTTTTGATGCTCTATGAGCCAGAATTATTCTTTTACTAATTTCGCTAAAAATTTTGTCAATCATTTAACTTATGAAAATTATTATGGGAGCCACCTCTTGAGGTGGCTTCGCCTCGTTAACGGTTTCGCCGTGCAGTCGTATTGGTTGAAATAGCCCGACTGATCGGCGAATTAGGTTCCTTAATCTGATCACTAACGATCTTCGGTACCTCACGTGGCAATTTTTTATCCAACTCATCTTTAACGATAAGACGGACAGTATTCTCATCCAGTTGCTCTGCTTCGACCGCTACACCTTTTACCTGATTCACCACTTCAATTTTAAAGTTGATGGTAGGTGCTGTTGGTTGAACTGAAGCTATAGCCTCAGCTTGAGGTTGTGCAGATCTACCAAGAGTGAAATCATAGACATCCTCAAGATTAGATCGATCCTGAACCAGCCCATTCGGTGAAAAATAAACTTTTCCATCATGGTACAGATCAGAACCTGTAGAGATCTTAGGAGTTACTGCAGTTTGATTAGCCTTGTAGATAATCTGGTCATCTTCTGGTTGATTGAAGATATCAGATTTTTTCTGGCTTTCCATAAATGCATTCGAGCTCATCATTGCACGGCGCATAACATTGTACGCTGAGACGTTGTTATTGAGGAATGATTCAGGGTTCCCACTCTTACGCATACTCTCAACTAAATTGACACCGCCCCATCGTTTAATATCATTCTGTGACCATACGATCTCACCTTTATGTACAGATCCAGCCACATCGTATTTACGCCCAGGTCCTGTATAACCACCGTCAGCAAAGCCTTGATCTTTGATTGCACGGATATTGCTGATAATGCTGGCACCTTGTGCAATGACTTGAGCCATAACCCCAATGTTAGCGGGCCAGCCTAAAGCCATCGCCTTCGATATACCCTGTTGAATCGCTATACCCGAAGCAGCAATTGCATAAGCTTTGTCAGCAGCAAACATTACTTTATAGGCTTTGGATTGCTCACCAAACATTGAACCGAACATCGATGTTACAGATCCCATCATCTGCTGACCGAGCAGGATCTGAGTATTTAAACGATCTTGCTGATATTGGTCCTCAATGGCCTTAGCATTTTGAGCATATTCATCAGCTATAATTTTCCGCTGTTCCTGTGCGGCCTGCATGATTGCGGTTTTCTGATCCTCAAACTCCTGCTGACTAATTAGCTGCTGATTCATCTGAGCTTTAATCGCATCCAAACCGCCTTGCTCGTTGTAATCAACTGCAGCTGATTTGCTATCAAATAGATCCTGAGCAGCCCCAAGTCGGCTAAAACGATCCTGATCCTGTCTATAGAAATCGCTGCTACCATTCATATCAGCCTGAATGCCGCCCCAGTTCTGGATTGCACCAACGATCTTGTCGCGGATCTCCTTTTCTTGATTGGCTTTGGAGAACGAAATCATTTTCTGGCGCTCATCATTACTGAGTTTAGTATTCTTCTGGATCTCCTCTCGTTCAAGCCGATATCGTTCTTGCATAGCCTCAGTTTCTGACAACAAGGCTAATTTAGCTTGGAACAAGCGCTGCTCTTGTGCCAACTTCAACAATCCCAACTCTTGCTGATATTGTTGTTCCAGTAATTCAACAGCCTGTTTCTGCTCAGCCTTGCTTAATTCAATGTCATGGGCGGCATTGAACTTTTTACGGGCAAAGCTTTCGTTTAATAGCTGCTCCTCAGTTTTTTGAAAATCCTTGTAATCATCAAGTTTGGTGCGTAAAGCCTGTTGAGCGATCGCTATATCATTGTCTGCTCGGTGTTGTAATTCAGCTTTGATCTCAGTTGAACGTTCTGAAGTGAACCCAGCCTTATCAACATCCTCTAGTCGAACAGTTAAGTTATTCTTGATTCGCTGAACTTCATTGGCCACTTCATTTTCTAGTGAACGTTGAGCATCCAGTTGACGGTCAAGCTGTGATTGAATATCAACTCCTGCCTTATCACTTCCATTACTTGAGCCACCTTTCACCTTAGTTTGCATGCTTGGCGATTGGTGCAGAAGTTTTAGAACCACACCATCCTCAAAAGTTACCGTGCTGTAATACCCTCCACCTTTGGGATCATAAGCCGTTTTGACATCCTTCACAGCCACGTTGGTTGTGATTGGTGTCCCAACTGGCATTGCAAAATCAATTCCCTTATGAAAAGAAGAAGCCCCTTTAGTTGGGGCTTTCCGTGGTCCATAATCTGAGCTGACTCTATAGGAGGATAGTGGTTTATCCGCGGCCTTTAATCGGGCTAGGTGTTCATTACTGACCTTTTGACCTGACATTGAACCACCATACCGAACATCAAGATGTGCCCCTGTTCCAATACCTGAATTCCCAGAAACACCGACTAATCGCTTGGTAATAGATTCCTGCTGTTTTAGCTCCTTATTTTGCTGGCGTAATGATTCAGTTCTTTTGTCTGTTATAGACTTGATTGAATCCTCTGCTTTCCACGTCTTTACTTGAGTGTTAAGGGCTTCTTTATCAATTTCCTTAAGCCCTTTTGAAATTGACTCTTTATAAAGTTTCAGTAAATCATTTGCTTTAGATTCACTAAAACCTTTCTTCATCAATGATTCGATAAATTGCACATCCCACAATTTATCGTCATACATTTTTCTAAGAGATTGAACAGCTTCGTCCGCAGCTTTCTTGGTTTCATTGATCGCATTGGTATGTTTCTGCTGTTCAATTGCAGCATTTTGAGCCTTGTTACCTGTCAACTGGACTTCTATACCAAATAATTTGACTGCCGTTTTGGTTTTGTTGGCTATCTCATAGGCCTCATTATATTTGTCTATCTGTTCTTTAAGAGCATCTCTTAAAGTAGGCGGCAATTTCACAGCTGCTAATTGCTCTACAGCCTCTTTATAGCTGATGGTACCTAAACGTGCCTGATTTGAGATCCGAGTAACTTCTACATTCCCATGGGCATAATTCTGTATCTCAATTAACGCAGATCCAACACCTTGTTCAGTTTTCTTTAACTCATCACTCTGTGCTTTAAAAGCGATTGTTAAGTCATCAATGGCTTTGGTTTTTGCAGCACCTTGTAAGCTTTTGAGTTCTTCGGTAGTTCTGTTGGCAACCTCAGCCTGCTCAGCAAGTATTTTATTTGCCTCATCCGCTTTATTCTTGAAATACGAATAAGCAGCTGTTAATCCAGCAACACCTAAAGTGATCGCACCAATTGGTCCACCAATCAAAGCAAATGCACCACTTGCCAACTTACCAACGCTCATCGATGTCGCAGCAAGTCTCCCTTGTGCTGCTGTTTGTGCATTCGTAGCCGCGGTTACAGCAGCTTGTGCTTGGGCATATCGAGTTGCAGCTGCTGTTGCACCATACTTGGCTTGCGTTGCTGCATTCGTCGCTTGTACGTTCGCTAAATGTGCTTTAGCTGCATTTACTGTTGCAGTAGCTTCGGCTAATTGTGCTTGGGCATTGGTTATTGAGGCTTGTCGATTTGCGAGTGTAGATATCATACCGCTATCAGTCGCAACGGTTTTTGCAATAATTGTCTTGGTTAAATAGGCAAGACCACCCGCCATTGCCGCATTCATGACAATATCAATATTGTCAGCAAATACACCCAACACACCTGCAGCATTATTCGTTACACCCATTGCCATGTTCATTTCACCAACATACTTAGTTACGGCATTTGAGAGTGTGGTGAGACCATCAGCAAGGCTGTTTTCCATTGCATCTGCAAGATCTTTATTTGAGTCTCTGGTCGCTTTTAACGTCTTGATGAGATCCTCTAAAGAAATCTTACCTGTTGCACCAAGTTGTCGAATTTCAACTTCTGATTTCCCTGTAGTTTTTGCCATATCCGCAATGACATTATCCGCAGCAGATACAATTGAAATCCATGCGTCTGCATCAATTTTGCCTTTAGCCATGGATTTAGAAAAAGCATCAATTGCAGATTGAGCTTGATCAGCACGTGCGGCATTGGCAACGAATGAAAAAGAAAGTGAATCTGAAACATCAAGTGTATCTTTGGTTTGATAACCTAAGGCCTTCATACCACCGGCAAGTCCGAGGTAAACTTCTTGTGCTTCATTCAAAGCGCGATAAGTACTTTTAGTTGATTCGAATAAACGCCCTTGTACAAGGTCATATTCTTCAGCACTATCGGTTGCATTACGAATACGAGCCGCCATTTGTGTAAAGCCATCGGCTCTTGAAACTGCATCACTCACAGCCACCATCCCAAGCATAAAAACGGCTAATGATTTGATCGAATTCCCATAGGAACCAATTGCTTTTTCCTGCTTTTCGAATTCTTGTGAGGTGTTTTTAATTTCCTGTGTGAATTGCTGATTTTGTTGAGTCGCCTGCTTGGTTACTTCAACCGTTTTTTGTACTGATGAATTGGCATTGTTCACATTGGTATTAAAGTTTTGAACTATGTTATTGGTAACAGAAAACTGTTTGCCCATGTCTTTTGTAGATTGTGATGCTGAATCACCTCGCTCAGTAATTTTAGACATTTCATCAGCCAAAGCTTTGGCATTGCGTTCAGCATTTTTTGAGTCAATCACGATGACTAGGCGGGATTCTTGGGTCATGTCAACTTTCCTTTAGGCAATAAAAAAGCGCCTAAAGGCGCAATAAATTCTTGGTGTGAAATTAGTTCATTTTAATTTTTAATTAAAATCTAGAAATATATGGAATTAAAAAACCCGCTATTGGCAGGTTATTGTTTAATGTGTTTACATAGAAAGCGTTTGTTTAACATTCCGATGTGTTCATATCCACTACTACCCTATAATTTTCTTTAACAAAATAATAAGTCTGCGTAATACCTATGCCACCATTCTTTTTTATTGCTTTACTGCTAGCAAACAAACCTTTGCATTCCTGCTCAAGAAGAATTTTTTTTAATAATGGACGATTAGTCATGCTTATCGGCCCTTTATATTTTTCTGTATCAATTGAATGCCGTACATAAAAATGATTCCGACTAAAATCTACCGAATCAAAGCTATGGCCAGTACTGATATCTTTTGGAAGATCATAATAGAAACTATTAATCTCTCTAAGATATAACGGATCTGTTAAGTAGTCTTTCAAATTATATAATTTGAAATTACTGTCAATAAGTTTGTACTTCATTAGAAACAAATCCAATGTGCCCAGTACCTCTGCAGAATCATCATTTTGATTATTCTGAATAGATGCACAACCAATTAGACTTATTAAAAAGCTGAATACTAAAATAAACTTCACAGTTACCCCTAAAAATTCAATGACGATACTTAACTTTTTTAAATACTACTCACAAACAATTTTTAACTTCTGAGTGTAATACTCAGTCGTATTTTTAAATTCATCAATTAGTTTTTCTTTTGGTTCATCATCTGAAAGCTTTAGCATTGCAGGCACAAACTCATACTTATAAATTTTTGGATAGTCAAAGCAAAGAATATATTCCTGATCATCCTTGTCAGCCAATGGATCATCCAAAACGACTAAAAAGTATTCAATTTTTCTATTAGCTTCAGCTAAATGTTTTTTTGCTACTCTTTCTCCAAAGTTAAATTGCTGATTACAGCCAGCTATTAATACTGTTATGCAAATTATTAATATTTTATTCATAAACACCCCCATGTTTGGAGGTAATTTATCAAATGGTTGAATTGAAGTCATTAAAAAACCTCCCTAAGGAGGCAATTAAGAACTGATCATTAGAGTTAAGGATTAATAAAGTAGAAATACAAAATAAGCGTGGCTAGCAGAAGGCTCGCAAGCGTTAAATAAAATCCCACGGTATTAAAGCTTTTCAAAAATTTTATCATATTCATCATTTCCAACCCCTTGAAAAATTAGTCTAAAGTATCATAAAAATTCCACTTTTTTACCAAATGGTAAATTTATTTGCTGATTCTTGGGCTTGCTCTTTTATAAGCTTCTTCAAGAAACAAATCATCTAAAGCAAAGATGCAATCGTTAAAGATATGTGGACCAACAGGCACATCATTATGTTCGGCATAAACGTTGATGGCTTGCTGATCTATCGATAGTGGCATACCCTGCTCATATCGTCTGGATCTGGCAATCGTTCTGAATGCTAGCAATATAGATTCAGCGGCATATGAATATTCTGGAGGCTCAGGAATATGGCCACCTAAGAATTTGATCTGTTCGATTTCGTGCGGCGTTTTTGTCGCGTAGGTTTTTTGGTATTTGTAGAGCACAATGACTTTCCCAGAATAACGGCCTTATCCTTATCGGCATCTTCTTGGATCTTTTGAGCTTCAGTTTTAATGAATAGCCAGAGGGAAATGCCGATGTCACCAAGGTTAAATAGCTTTGATGCATTCTCGGCTGTATATGGCATATCAGTCTCTACAGTTTTATCGTTAACGACTTCGGCAAACACCACTCCTTTCCAGTCCTCGATTAGATGAGCTGCACAAGCATCCATTAATAACTCATGATAAAGCTTGTCAGCGGAATCTATGGACATAACATCATAGCCTTTAGATGTGATCTGATTCCCAGCACGTTCCATGGCAACTTGAAAGGGTTTATAAGCAATTCCTCGAATCTTAAACTCTGCCTGAACTTCACCTGCAGTATTTTTGAACTGACACCATTTAGAAACTTCTGAACTTTTTACGATACCGACTTTTAACGCCATAAGGACCTCTGCAATTTAGGAAATAAAAAAGCCCATGACACTGCATAGGCTCTATATTTGAATGTTTTGAATTACACTAGCGCACGCACAATGGTTGGGCTAGTACGTACCTGGGCAAAGTTGATGTCTACCGTGATGATGTCATCACCACCGCCGTCAGGATGATTAGCTTCCATGACTTCGAGCTGTGGGAAATTCAAAGAATATTTACTTCCTTTGCTGTCAGTGATATCAAATCCCAAGGTGAATACATCACGGGATTTGATTGCATCAATCCAAGCTGCTGATGTGGCTGAGAACATGAAATTCGCACTTACATCAATATCCATCATTTTCTCTAAATAAAACTCAGGCGTGTATTTACCAGATCCAATACAACGAATCGCCTCAAGATTATTATTAAAGGTAATGGTGAGTGACTGCAGACAAGCTTTGCCTTGAATAGACAGGCCATTAATCAGTAACTTTTCAACATTTGGCATGCTGACTACTGGACGGCTTGATGCTGCAACTGGATTTACCACTGGATTAACTTGCTGACGGGTAAATGAACTACCAACCAGACCAAAGTTACCAGTGATCTTGCCTGTGGTCTGAATGGTGATTTCACCAGTATTGACCTGCACACCACGATAGATGAAGACTTGACCAACATCCTCAAAGACTTTTACTAATGTTAGAGATTTACGAACACCACCACCGAAACTGATTCCATTTGCAGCCCAGTTATTGAAAGCCAAAACACTCAAGAATAAGTCAAAGGTACCTAGTGATAATTCAAACTCTAATTGTCCAGTAACCTCGGCTTCTGTTTCGGCTGCACCCTGGCGGAAGCGAGAATCTACAACCTCATTACTTTGTTCTGTCGAAATATTTTCAGATAATCCATCTGTTACACGGCGGACTGTATACCAGACTGGGTTCGCTGGAGTTGTACCGAGCACTGCCTTTTCACAAGCATATAATCGGATTTTTGCGCCTGAACTCATTTATTGTTCTCCAAATTTTAGGCATTAAAAAACCCACTGTTTATGCGGGTTGTTAAATTGATTCTTCGTTGATTTCGGGAGGATCTACACCTTCCAATGCAGCGGCCACTGCCTGTGATAAGTTAGTTGGCTGGAACTCGGTCGGAAGGTCACCTAAAGGTGATTCAAATTCAGCATCTGATACAGGTTCAGGCTCTTCATGTAAGCGAATATCAATCCAGCGTGTTTCTGGAATATCAATCGGCTTTGAATAATCAGGTACGATCGATGCAGTTTCGATATCAAACTTTTTCTTATAGGTTTTTACCGAAATGTCACCATTTTCTAACTGCTCATAAGCTACGGCAACAATGACATTACCATTGGCATCCTTAGGCATTTCGATGTACCAGCCTTCATGAGCAAAGCCCAAAGAACCTTGGATTAAATAGTCTCCTATATTTAACTTTTCGAAGGTAATGGATTGCTTGGCTGCATCATCATTCAGCTCCAGTGAATCGGCAAACAATCGTGCAATGGGTGAAGCTGCTTTAAATACCCCATTTGAATCTACGGTAAATCCTTTTGAACGTAGTTCACCCGATGGCTCAACAGTAACAAGTTTACCGCTTGAAGCATTATTAATTGTATTTGCAACAATTGGATTTGCGCTTGTATAAATTGTTTGATCAACAGTAAAGGTAGAGTATTTTGTTCGTACTCCCATCACATTTGGTCGAGCGCCTGCAGCATAAGGAAAAATTAAAAGTGAATCACTTCCACCTCTAGCGGATGAGATAACATTTCCAAACTGGGAAAATGGTGCTGGCCATCCAGCCCCAGTGCATGCAAAAAATCCGCAAACACCCGGAATCGACTCTAAGGCATCATATAAGGCTGGGACTTTCGTACCATAACCATACCCTCCTAAACCTGTTGCAAGTAATTCAAATACTTCAAACGGTCCTGTACCAATATTCCTTCTTGCAGCTGTTCCTGCGCCTTGTACCTGAGAAATATCTGGCGTCAAATTTGGAATACCTGAGGCAAAGGGCAACATAAACTGTTGCTTTCCTTGAACCGCATTATAGGGATATGGTCGATGCTCCCAGTTAAATTTAAAAACAAGATTAGCCATTAAGATGTCACTCCATCAATTACTTGAAACGTCAAAGTCTCAGAATGTTGAGTCACTCCACCGACCACGGCTTTTAGATCCATCTGAACCAAACCAAGTGGCCATGTGCTTGTACTTGCACTCGATTTCACATTTAACCAACCTTTTTGGTTCGTCTGATTCAATGCAGCGCAAGTTAAAGCAGCTACTGCCTCACCAGTATTTAGCGTTTTAACTTGCGAGCTAAAAACATATCCAGTCAAGTTAATTGCACGGCGAACATCATCTGACGGAAATTGCAAAGCCTCGTCCATATCAACAAGCTGCAAATTCATGTTGAAGGTGTCACCGCGCTTAAAAACAAAATTGCTCATAAGTGATTCCTATAGACATAAAAAAACCACCCATGAGGTGGTAGTTAAAATTAAAATCGCCCTTAAGCGACCACTCAATAAATCTAATTCTGATTTGCTCAATTCACTTTATAGCCGATCGATACATTGTACTGGATGAAATCCCTATCTTTACCAGCATTGATCGATTGCCCCTGTAGACACTCCAAGTGATCCACATTGAAATACTCGAAATGAGCGAGTAATGCATCGCTGAGCTCTGTAATCGCTTTCTCTCCAGTACGCGGCCGAGCAAAGCATTGAATCATGATATTCCCTGTACGCCGTGTGCATGGCTGATCAGCAACACCAGAAATAATACTAGTTCCTCCCATAATGCTTAAACGGCACCATAAGCCATTGATGTGTGCTGAAAAAACAGGAGGTTTTAACTTGGTAAACTAAACACACTCATCAGGAGTTTACCATGAGCAAGAAACACAAGACTTACACCACAGAATTTAAAGCTGAAGCCATCAAATTAATTGAAGCCAATCAAGGCAATGTCTCGGAAACAGCTAGACAACTTAGCATTTCAATGCAAACTCTTTCAAATTGGAATACCAAAGCAAAGGCTGGAACTTTAGCAGGTACAAAACAGTATTCACCTGATCTAAACGCTCTACTCGAAGAAAATAAAAAACTCAAACAACAGCTCAAAATAGCTGAAATGGAACGTGAATTTTTAAAAAAGGCAGCAGCGTACTTTGCCAAAGAAAGTCAGTAAGGTACGCCTATATGAAACAAAAAAGATATTCTTTTCCAATTACCTTAATGGCTCGATTACTTCATGTTTCAGTTTCATGTTTTTATGATTGGCTCAAGAGAGGCGTGAGCAAAAGAACGATTCAACGAAATCAACAGACGATATTGGTGAAAATAGCCCATGAGGAGACAAGGCAGAGCTATGGTTATATTCGATTAACCAAATACTTACAAGCTCAGGGTATAAAAATGAGTATGTACGCTGTACGTCAGATAAAAGCGCTGAACCACCTGTATTGTAAGCGACACAAGCGTTTTAAAAGGACTACGAATAGTGACCATAATCGAGCGATCTATGAAAACCTGCTGGAGCAACAATTCTCAATGACTAGACCAAATCAAGCATGGTCAAGTGATATTACGTACATATGGACTGTTGAAGGATGGCTGTATTTAGCAGCGGTAAAAGACCTTTACACGAAGCAAGTGGTTGGCTATAGCTTAAATGAGCGCATGACAACACAGCTTGTTTGTAATGCGCTAAATATGGCTATTCACAATCAAAAACCAACCAAAGAACTGATTGTGCATTCAGACAGAGGAAGTCAATATTGCAGCCATGAATATCGAAATATACTTGAGCAATATGGTTTTCAAGGTTCAATGAGCAAGCGCGGAGACTGTTACGATAATGCACCGATTGAAAGCTTTTGGGGAATATTGAAAAATGAGTTAGTTCATCATTACAACTATCAAACTAGAGAAGAAGCCAAAGCAGATATTATAAAATACATTGAGTTATTTTATAATCATCGAAGAATTCAAAAGGGTTTGGGTTTTAAGACACCAAATCAAATGGCCGAAGACTTTTATAAGTTGGCTGCCTAGAATCTCCCAAGGGAAAGTCTCCTGATAATTCAGCGTATATCATCATCATTAAACCTACCAAAGACAATGCAATAGTTAAACTTAATGAAAGCTCTCCATCAATTGATGTTAATTGTTGAAAAATCAACAACCCCAACGATACAAATATTATTAAAAACAAGAAAATAAAACTTAAATAAAAAAAATGAATACCAAAGTAAGGCCATGTTTTAATGTTGATTTTATGAGTTGAACTATCCACTTTAAAAACAATTCTATTTCTTACAAATGACCAGTAATTTAATATCAATTTATCATTTGAAAACAATTTCTTAAACAGCAAAAAATCCTCATAACTAGCATTCCCTGCACCCGTAAGAGCACCCACTCTCAAATTTTTTAGTACAAGTTTATCATCGTCCTGAATATCAGAATTACCTTCAATTTCTTTAATCTCTTTTAAAAATTGAAAATATCTAGTAAAGATATCCTCTCCAGCTCTCTGATTTTGTTTATTTGTAACAATATCAATAATAATTTTAAATTTCTCAATAAATGAAAGATCCACTTTACCCTCTAAATAATTATCTACTGCTTGGACTACTTATTAAGAAGAAAAGTGGATCTGAATTCAATATTCACATATTGAAAAGTCAATCAGATTCCAGCGTTCTAATCGTAACACTGGTAAATACATACTTATCTGGTCGATCGATCTCAGACACATCAGTAAAGTTCAGGTAAATATCACGAATATTTACCCCTGTCTCAATTTCAAACTTATTGACTAATTCAGCAATCTGATTGGTCAAAGCCTTTTCAAGCTCTTCCTTTCGCGAACAACATTCGGCAATTGATACCTTTAACATTGTAAGTACCTCTACGTTTGTTAAATTCCAAGCTCTTTAAATTTTAGCCCATCTAGCTTCCTAAGATGTTCCAGTGTGTAAAGCTGTCCCTCAGGATCAAAGAACTTATCGAAATCAAACTTTCCTTCTTTATAGAGCTTGTACCGTTTCGGCCCTAACCACTCTTTTTGGAAGAAGTTATCTGTTTTCTTAAAAAACTCTTTGAAAGTGGTGTTTGCATCCATCTGGCCAATGAGCTGGTCACGCTCATCCTTTGGAATGTCTTTAACCTTACGTTCATCCATCACGAATGGACGTTGGCCAGCCAACAAACCATCTTTGTCGACAGGCACCAAAATACTACGGCAATTAGGATGCAACGGCGGTACGCGCTTTGTAGGATCATTGATCGCCCATACCGTACCATCTAGAGACGCACAAAGGTTTGATGTTCTCCCATCCAAGGTAGCAACCAGTTTCATGTATTCAAAACCAAGCTGATTAAAACTATCTTGGTAAGCTTGATTTGCGACATGGCTGCGTACCGTTCTCACTATACGTTCTATATCAGCTTTGGAAGTAGTTAGAATCCCATCCTCATAATTCTGACGTTTGGTACCACGAATGCGTTGTATGATTTCCTGATTGGTCTTTCCGCTGCTGATGCCATCCCGAATCGCATATTCAACCTTTTGCCTAGCACTTTCAGTAATCTTCAACAGCAGATCATCAACCAGTGCACCGCCTACTAACGGCCTTTTCCTCGCTGAAGAATAAAGTTTATTCCCATTAGGCTTTTTGATCTTGCCGCCGTACAGCTTGGCAGTGTAATTTGCTTCATATACCGCCAAAGCAGTTGCTGAAACAGCGAAGGCCTCTGGCAATGATGTGCTTATACTGGCGAACCACTGTGATATGAGATCGCGGATCTCTTTTAAGTTCTTTGTGGTGTACTGACCACCAGCAAGTGCAATTTTCTCAGACTCATTTAATTCATCTAGCAAATCTCGAAGCTTTGAAAGCATCAAGAGACTTTCAGAGTTAAATAACCTGGTTAATTCATTTACCGATTGAGATGAGACTCGATACAAATAAGCTTGATGCTGAGTGAGAACCTCAATCAGATTTTTATGGTCATTTGAAGCCATTTAACACCTCTACAACGGCAAACTATTTCGCTCATCCTCAACTCGGTCGAGTTCTTCTTCATATTCGTGCGTTGGAAGCTTGCCTGTAGCGATATATTCCCAATAGGTTTTAAATGAGTTTTTGCCTGCCAAAGCACCTTCATATAGTTGCTTGGCCAGGTTGATATCGTATTGCTGGACAATAAATTCTGGCTCAACCGTAAATGCATATTTAGATGGATCCAGCTTGAGCCACTGAGCCGCATATTTAATGGCTTGTTCAATGGCTTCGGCAGCACACATCACTATGCTGTGTAAGCTTGCATGCTGATCATCTTGACGTGCACGGCGAGCTTCTCCTGATTCCTGAGCATTGGTATCAATGACCTTGGCTCCTGCTTCGAGTGCCGAGTTTTTTTGGGCATCCATTTCCTTTTTGGTCATATCGATCCCATCACCTGATATTTCCAAATAACCGCAGGTTGAATCCTTAGGTAGATCCCAAACGGCCATTACACCTGTGACACTAATATCAGATTCATCATCCAGACCGCTGATCCATGGTTGTGGATGCGCCGTGTGGTGTAATGACTGGAAATAATCAGCACTCAACTGGTAATACTTCAGTGCAGCTTTTGCCATGGTTAAAAGCGGTACCGTACCCACATGCGGTGAATTATCTGTGGTACCGCAGAATACAAAAGGCGTAAAGGTCAGTTGATTACCACCCAAATCAGGGGTTTTATCTTCAGGTATTGCCCCATCAAAAAGCCGTACTGTCAAAGATCCATCCTGCATAGATAAAACTCGGTGCACGGTTTTCGTTTCATGTCCGAACTCATCCTCGCTATTATCAAACTGCTCCTCGAGCACCAATAGCTTGAGATCCTTACGACCACCAATACTGTTCTCTTTCCAGTTGATGATTGATAGTGCATCGTACAGAGCAAAGTAAGGTACACCGTCAGCATCAACGTCCACCAATAAGCCACAACGACCGCATTCAAGCAGTTCTACACAAATACGGATAAAAAGCTGTTTAAGTCCAAACCCGTCATTAGTGGCGTTATTAATCAGCCCTGTGAGAAGATTGCTCTCTATCACTATGTTCGGTTCAAGCTTAGATACCAAACCAATCATTGTTCGTAATGAGTCTTGAACCCATAACGGATATTGAGCACGATTTACATAGGCTTTATAGATCTCACCTGCAGTATCACCCTGCTTTTCTGCTTCAATCATGCCTGCTGATTTTGGCAAATAACGTACAGTAGCTTGCTTAATCTCTTCTTCGCCAGCAACAGCATCACGCATTATCTGCCAGCTTTTTTGTGCAGCAACATACTGCGGATGTTTATCAGTAACTGCCATAAAAACACCATAAAAAAAGCACCTGTAAAGGTGCGTTGGTTAAGCCATTCCTCGAATCCTGCGCATTCCTGCTGACTTTTTGTCGATCGGGAATAAATATGCGATTGGATAAGTACCTGCATCATTCATATGGTCAAAGCCCGACTTCTTGTCCGGCTGACCATAATCATCATAGATCTGACGTTCCAAGCATTTAGCGAAGTGTGGGCACTTGGTTACATTTACGAATAAACGGCGCTCGGACAAGGTATTGCAGAGCATGCCATTCATAGAATTGATGCGATCCTTCACAGCAGGGTTTCTGCTGTTGACGTGGACCTTAAAGCCAGCCTTTCTGAGTAACGCCAGATCCGTTTCACTGGCATTGCTAGACTTACGGTTTTCACCTGAAGCATCGGGATAGATAGCAATCTCATGATCAGGATAGCGTTCCTGTATTGCCTCAATCATTGCGGGTGTATCAAACAGATTCACCAACTCATCAACCGCATGCATCTGCTCACCACGCCGAACATAGACAACAGCTGCCATCTTAGTAACGTTAAAGTCCATCCCGATGTGTAGTACATCATTCGGCTTAACCGTTTCATTAGATGCGCTTAGCGTTCGATTAAAGCAATAGAATATAACACCCTGATAACTTTCAAAGCTTGCCTCGTATTCCTGGCTAAATGTCTTAGGATCCATCTTGCGTTTTGCAACAATGATCTCTGACTCAGGAATATTGCCACCCTGTAAGGATGTGTAAGAAAAGCTTCTACAATCAGGCTCATGTCCAGGCTGGCCATCCATGAAAGTGTCATAGCAATGGTTAAAGCCCTTCGGTGTACCAATCCTTAATACATGGCCACCAACCCGCTGTTCGCCGTTGACCACATACTTACAGGTTGAAAGCATTGGTCGAAGTACTTCTTCCCATGCTGCCCACTTACAGTCGGCCCATTCATCAATAATTAAGAAGAATAATCCAGATCCACGTAGGTCATCATAGTTGTCCAGACCAACCACACGAATAACATGCCCACTTCTTAAAGTGATTGAACACTCGGTTTCATTGGGCTTGCCTGCTCGCCATGATGCAGGAATTGCCTGTTTTAATCTTTTCCAGAAAACCCGCTTGGCTTGCTTGAATGTAGGTGCTGCATACCAGATCTCATCTTCAACGGATACTTTCCATTGTGCTGCCAGTCTAGCTGCTCTACGCATTTCAGCTTTGGCCAAGAAGGTTTTACCAAAACGGCGGCCACACACTGCATCCCGAAACCGTGCTTCTTTTTGCCAGCCCCATAAATAGATATTGGCTTGCTTAGGCGTTAATTGAACTGAACCCTCAGGAGGATTAAAGAATTGGCTCATCTGGTATCTCCTCATCAGGATTCAAAACAATTTTGTAATCCTCATCAGGTGGACTATGCTCTGGTGGATTTACTTCACGCTGCAGCTTTTGCAGTTCTAACTTTTTAATCTCAAGTTCTACATCGGCTTTTGTCTGGCCATCCTCACTGCCGTTACCTTTAGTTGGCTGTCCACCTTTCTTGTCATAAAACCCTTTCATGATCTTTTGCATCTGCTCAACAATCTGAAGTGTCATCCTGACGTTATTCTTTTTTGACCAAAGCAGATCGTTCAGAATCTTCAACTGAACAATGTCATTTGCCCCACTAATCTTACCCAGTGGTTGTTTTAGGTAGTCATTCCTCGTTGCCTCAAATACATCCCTAAATTCTTTCCTTAAATCTCTACCTGCAACCTTATTAGGGTCATAGGCTTCAACTTGCTGCGGGGACACATCGATATTGAATGTTTCCTTGATGTCCTTAACAACTTCAGTGGGTGTCATGAATTGCGCAAGTGACCGAACTATAAAGAGTTGCTCGGCTTTTTTGAGCTTTGCCATAATTCAAAATCCATCAAGGCTCATCAAGGAAACATGGCAAAAAAAATGAGCCAAACGGCTCAACTAATAAGACAAGTTCCACAGCACTTGGAAATATTTACATCATTTACAAACGGCGCTTGCTTCGCTACTTCAACAAGTCGCTTAACGTTCTCGCTTGCTCCCCATCGTTTGACCACACCCACAAATTCTTCAACATCATGGCCAGCTAAATAGTGTTTTGGAAGACCAGTCATATCACTGTAGATCGGCTCACCATCTTCAGGGTCTCTCTCGACTCCAATGTGATAAAGCTCGTGTTCAATCAATGCACAAAAGTCTCGATCTGAAGCTTGCTCACAAAAACTGGCATCAATGGTGATCAGGTAAATAGGAACATAACCGAACCAATCCCGCATTTGCTGCTCTTGACGTGCTTTACGCCAACCGCCTTGATTGAACATCACCTTTTCGCATTGGCCAAGTATCATACGCTTTTTTGCCACACATGCTGATGATGCCCAAGCAAATGCAAGAAACTCATCGCTGTCATGGATGAGTTCAGCAATATGATCATGATCCGGATTATGTAGTGGTCCACCAATGGTTAAAAAGTTCTTTACCACCCACTGCATAAGATCTGCTGCTGGTGCAAGGAGAATTGCTTCATCCTCTTCTGCTTTATCCATCAATTCCGTCGGTGGAAATGGTCTGATCTGGCTCATTGAATTTATGTCTCTTTATACTTTTAAGCCACTGGTTAGCATGACTGGCTTCTATTAGTGTGGGTCCTGATTGATCGATCTTGTATCGAGTAGATGATTCGATCCTGATAACGGTGTACCCCTTTTCCCAAGCCTGGTCATATTTATCCAGGCTCCAAGCTTTATTGGCCAATTTGCCCTTACGACCACCTGACCAAGGGCCTCCAGAAATCTCTATTAAGATCCTGTGCTCAACAAGGTGAAAGTCATAACGCCAGTGTTTTGTAGACTTAAACTGGAACAATTTTTCGTACTTAATCTCAAAGATCTGTAGAGCTCGCTCCATATCTTCAAAGGTGTCTAGGTAGGCTTGCTTGGCTTTAGGCAACGGCGTATTTCTTAGCTTTGATTTGTACTCACGCTTTCTTGTGAGTTCGAAGTATTTAGTGGTGTCCATAAATCTCACCCATTAAAAAACCGCCACTTGGGCGGTTTTTTGAAGATTGTATGCTTTTAACTTAGACTGAATATTGGTCTTTATAATCTTGACTATTGAAATATGCAGTAATGTCTTCTGAGGATTTTGCCTTTGAAGAACGTGTCAAAGCTTTCAATATGTCCGAATCAAAATTAATATCAGGCGGTATATCTTCAAATCTTGGTGGAATTTTCTTAACGCCACCTTCTGTATTTTTTTCAATAAATCCTGCTAACCAAAGGATAAATTCTTCTTTATTTTTATAACTAGGGATCAAGCTAACATCAATATTTATATGATTTTTAGTTGGGAGTTCTTGGAACCCATCAACAAAATCAATGTAGTGATACATCACTTTTAAGTTGGTATCTCTAAGGTCCTTACGCAATTGTTTAACAATTAAATTTAAGTACTCCTGAAGTGGAGAATTGAATTTCCCTTCAGCTTCAAAACGCCTGTAAATATTATCAGCAATACGTAAATATTGAGGCATTCCTCTACCCTCTGTTTTGTTATGGCGAGAAAATTATCTTCAATCAAATTATTAACTTAAAGTTAAAATTGTTTAATTATTTGTAAACATTGTAATTCCGTTTTTGATAGAATAATTTGAATAAAATTGAAAATGCCCACTGTTAAGTGAGCATCTTGAATAATCTCTTATTTCTCATTGGGCTTTGAGATTACTTACTCTTCAACCTCTATAGGATCACCATCTTCAGGACGGATATGTCTTTCACCATCATCAGCTGGATCTACACTTGAACCATCTTTAGTGATGCTGTTGTACATCTCATCCTCTCTTTTGCCATCGATAAATTCTTCATCGTCTAAATCCAATGGCTCATCGTCATCATCAAAATTTAAAGGCTTATTTTCATCAATCATGATCTTTTATCCTTAGTTAAATTAGACTATTTAATATTCAATTAAATGATGTGTACCTTCAACAACTAACATGGATCATTTATGTAATTATTTGACTGCTTCGATTAATTGATTTATCAAACTTTTAGCGTCTTCAATATTGGTTGCATTGACAACATATGGACCATGTCCACTTGCTGCAGTTAAAGTATCAATTGTAATTTTGACATTCCCATCGTTTGAACTAAATGCTGAAACAGCAACGATATGATTCGTATTAATATAATTTTCTGAATCAATTTTCACTAACATGAGCATCTCCTTTCTTGAGAGATTCTTTATATCACGTGGAATTATTATAAAAAGTGTGCTTTATAAAGCTTAATGTTTTTAGCTAGATAGTTATGTAAACACCAACATGTAAAGATTATTAACTCATCCTAAATCTTACACTTACATCCTATTCATCTGTCTTTGTCTTCGTATAAGTCCAAGTACAGATTTGTGTACTCGTATCTCTTCTTCTGAGAAAGGCAAATTTTCGATTAGTTCTTCAATTGATAAAGAGCTATTCTCGATTAGGAAGCAATCTTGTTCAGTTGTCCAAATTGAGGCAATGAGTTCGGGTTTGATGCAGTTTCTTTTCATGCCCGTATTCTAACGAATTTTGTTCAATTAAAAAGCCCACCTTTCGATGAGCTTTATATCTAATGATCTACTTAGACTTCGACTACTATAACGTAAAAATAGCATTTGCCCTGCGCAGGGTCAAGTAGTGTCGTTAAAACAAGAAATTAGCTTATAATCAGCACCATGAAAAAATTAAGCGTTGTAGCGGCAGTAATCCTCCATAAAGGAAAATATTTGTGTGCACTTAAAGGTGAGCATAAGTTTCCATATTTGTCGCATAAATATGAATTTCCCGGTGGTAAAGTAGAGCTTAATGAAACAGCAGAACAAGCGCTAATACGTGAGATCCGTGAAGAGCTGAATCTAGCTATTGGTGTGAAGAGCTATCTTCTTACTGTTGAGCATTCTTATCCAGATTTCCAGATTGAACTGGCCACTTATTTATGTGAAGCCAAGAGCATTGATGAATTGGTAATACATGAACACCAGGATATCAACTGGTGTCAAATTGATGAATTAGAACAACTAGATTGGGCTGCTGCCGATCTACCTATTGTCCAATATTTACTAAATAACAAGATTTAAGCATGACAAAAGATTTAAAAACTTTAAAGCCTGGCACCGTTCTAGACAATGCAGGACTTTGTGAATATTTTGGTTGTTCGCCACAAGGTGGAATGCGCCGGTCTCTTAAGACAAATACCTTAGTGATCATTTCGAATCACGTTGAATCCATCTATGAAGATAGATGGATTGGTGATGAGCTTCATTACACAGGTATGGGACAAGTTGGGGTCCAAGAACTTAAAAGCCAGAATAAAACGCTCGCAGAGAGTCATACTAACGGCGTTTCGGTTCATCTATTCGAAGTATTCACAGATAAAGAATATATTTACCAGGGCCCTGTTACCCTTATCAGTGAGCCCTATCAGAAAGTTCAGCCGGATGCGAATAAGCAAGATCGCACCGTTTGGATCTTCCCTCTTAAACTATTAGATACTCGCATCACAATTAGTGCCGAAACTATCGTTAAATCAAGTCAGAAGAAACAACGTAAATATAAAAGAAAATCGACTGAGCAACTTATCGCGGATGCCAAAGCCTCAGCACAGATTGAAGTCAGCTATCGTAATACCCAGACTAAATATTTCATCCGTTCAGATTCGATCGCTCAATTAGCAAAACGTTTGGCCAATGGTATTTGCCAGCTATGTGAGCAGCCTGCACCGTTTAAAGATGCAAATGGCGAACCCTACCTGGAGACTCACCACATTGAATGGTTAGCACACGGCGGTGCTGATACTGTAGAGAATACTGTAGCACTTTGCCCGAATTGTCATAAGAAGATGCATATTGTGAATGCTGAGGCGGATCGCCTAAAACTGCAAATGAAGAATTCTTACTGACAATGAAATAACCAATAAAACGTTATCAAATCTAAAATTTAATCGACTTATCCTGAATATGATTAAAATTCGGGAAATAGACCAACCAAGTTGTAACTATTTGTAAAAAAAATAAAAAAAGGCTTGATTTACTTCTCTTATCTAAAAGTTTTTAATTAGCTAAAATTAATAACACAACCAACAATAAACAATTGTTTTTATTTAATTTTCATAAAATTGATTAAAAAATATTCTAATTTTTCAATCATATACCTTTTCCTCAAAACACGACTGTCCCACAATCCAAAAAAACTCAAAAAAAACAGTTGTTTATTTGGTTTTCAGTGTCTTGTGTTTCGAAAAAATTGGTTTAGGATCAAGTTCATTATTCAACTGATCCTAGAAGGAGCAAAAAAATGCAATTCAATCTCACCTTAAGCGTTAAGTTAAAGGATCGGATTCTTAAGAACCTGGTTTTAAACATCTATCTTGTGACTGTACTCACATTGAATACAGACACAATTAAACAGCTACTCTCTATTTAGTTCTTCTTGGCAGATACACATTAAATAGAGGTTGTTGAGCCTTTGCGGATTAGCATTTGACAATGGCATCAAGCGATCGTAAACCTCTAGGTAGCATGTTCAAACCATGCTACCTAGTTTAATTTTAAATCATAGACTATATACAAGCAAACGAGCGTTGCTACATACTCTTAAAACACTGTGATTTGTGGATAGTAGAAAAACCCAAGTGCGCATGATCAATGTTAAACAACTTATGTTTAGGATTGAGAAAGATAGACTTTATCCATCGCCATAATTCATGGTAACGGTGCAAATTTTGATGTGTCTTGAACTAAGATTCATTCTGGTGGATAAGTGTGTTGCTTTATAACAAATCCGACTTCGTTCATAAATTTTATCCAATAAAAAACTTGCTCTATGCAGGTTTCTGTATTTATCTTAGCTGAGTTGCACTATTTTCCAATTTCTCCATTGCAAGTAAAATTTGGTTTAATTCAACTGTAATTCCATCTATCTCTCTATTGTTTTTATAAGTATCTTGAATTGTTTTCTCTAAAGTACTAACGTCTACTTCATTTCCATAAATATCATCATAAAGCTCCTCCAAACCTTTTAATCTATTATCAACGACAATAGTTCTTTCGCTTTTTGTTCTTTCAAATATTTGTTCAAAAATTGGCATATTTGATATTACATTTGCAAACTTTACCGGATCGGTATTTAGTAAAATTAAAAGATTCCCTAGGTCTATTGTTAATTTTTCATAGTTGTGCTTGATTTCTATTAGTTGCTTAATTTGTAAATTTAGCTCTGAAAGCAAGCTAATTTTAAGATCAGCTTGACGTTCTTTATTTAAGCTATTTACTTGAGCTATAGTTAGATTGGTTTGTTTGTTTGATATGTCTATTTGTTTTAAAACTTTTCTGTAACCTAAAATAGCTAAAACTATCGCAATAATTCCAATTGCTATTTGAATTAAGCCAATAATTTCTGAAAGTTCAAAATCACACATGCATTACCCCGATTTCAAGAAATATTAAATTATCAATCTTACATATCAGACTAATTTTTAACAATCTTTTGACTTATACAACACAAAATTTTAAATTTAAGTAACACTATCTCAAATCATCAGGGCTTTCTAAGTAACACCTTTCTTTCAAACAAAATGCATGTATGCGTTTAGGTCTTCAGTCAATTGGGCAATTGATGCATCTGAAGTGCTAATCAGTTCATTCAACCCATCAGCGACTTGCTGATGTATTGAGTGGTAATCTTCTCTAAGCTTTTTTACAGCGGTAAATATGGCCCTATACTGCTCCACATCATCACGATCATAGATTCGTGCTAAGAATTTCTTTTGTGAAGTAGAGATGCTCTGAATCTTTATCAGTGCCTTGATGTTTTATCCATTGTGTCATCCATAAATCAATATAAAAGTTTTGAGCATTTGACTTGTCTTTCTCAAAAGGTTTGATCGTCACTACAAGCAGCTTACCTTCAAAATTCGTCTGGCTGTAGTTTGTGTGCAGATAAGATAGAGTTTTAGTTTTGTCTGAGTGGTCTTTGATGGTGAACACTGCTTGATTCACACCCTCACCTACATTGTTAAGTCACACGTAGTGAATACTTCACAACATTAATATTTTCTAAAAGCTCGAGCATAAAATATAGAGTATTAATTTTTGGAATAATATCAGCTGGCAAAGCAATAATATCAAAGGTGTATCTTGTAGAATGCTTAAAAGGCATTCTTTTGGCTTCGTCTTCCCTCATGAACCAATATTTACCAGTTCTTAATTCATCAAAAAGTAATTTTTCTGCGGTTTCATCTAAGCAAAAAACTATTCTATTCACTATTAAATGCCGTTTTTAAATTATTAAAAATAAAATTATAGTAATTAATTTAAAATAATTCTTCAACATCTTGTAGACTCAACATCCGCTCAGTCTTCTCAAGCAAAAGTAACAAAATCTAATTGGGCTAGAGCTCCACCCGTGACAGGGCATAAAAAACCTCCCGAAGAAGGTCTTTATCAAATTAAATAAACTGATCTAATAAAGCATAAGCTTCTTCATCAGTTAGCCCTTCTTCGACCAAGAATGGAATTGATTCACCATTTACTTACTTCTAGTTTTCTGCATACATGATTTACATCGCGAACATGCTTTTTCTCCGCAGCATTGTACACTGCTATTGTATAAGCGTTTTGTGGATGCAAAACTTTACCATTTGCAAACTCAAAGCTAGAAACTACATAAACATTATCCATTTTACCCCCTTAATTATTGGAGATAAATTTATAACACAGAAAAGAAAAAAGCCCACCTTTTGATGAACTTTAATTTATTAATTACACTTCGGTCATTATAATTTAATATTCGTGGATCATATTTCCGCTAAATAATTATTTTTTCACATTAAGATTAATAAACTCATCTTTATCTAGTACTTTAATATCTATGTTTAAAAATTTATAAATAGCTTTTGCTTTATATCTCATTTTCCTATCATTACTAACGAAATAATTAGCTTTAGAAGCATATATCATATGGGAAATATCGTGCATATTAGATCTGCTATTTTTCTTAACATCAGGATAATATCCAATCAACTCAAGAAAATTTACTAAATTATCTATTCTAAATAATAGTTTATGAAATTTATTATCATGGTTTTTTAAATCTTCCACTATTTCTGAATTATTAAAACAAAACTTTAGTAAAGAATTTTTCACTAGTTCACTTTCAAAAATTTCTTCAGCCTCATAATCATATAAGTTTTTTATTCTATACTCTTCTGCGACTTCAAACCTTTTACAAAACAAGTTCTCCTGATTTTTTTCAGCTATTCCTGTGGTTAGATCATAATCTTTTATAACTCTAGTAAAACATTCAAATGGAGTTTCACTAGTTTTTTTAATTTCATCATTACCAGGATGGTACGTATAATTGTGAGTTATCTTTGAAATTGCCTCTAATTTTTCAACAATAAAATTAAGTTTATCATCGCTACTTAATTTTTTCGACTTATTTATATTTGCGACCTCTTCCATATGAGCTGGGCTATAAGGAAGATTTAAGGTAAGAATATTTAATAAACTGTCTATTTTTTCCACAAGATCTTTATCTTCATCTTTGTTAGAAATATAATCACAAATCACATTATGATCTAAATAAATGTCCATCCTCCCCCCTTGGAAGCATATTAAAACTTTTAGTTGATTTTAAAGTATATACCTTAAAGCTATTTTGCTTATTTGCAAAGCTCTATTTATACTAATACAAATCCACTGAAAAATCTAAATGACTAAAGCCAATTCTCTTGCCACTTTTAAGCTACAACTTTATTCAAAATTAAAAAGCTAAATTATAATATTGTTAGACTATAGAAAATTCAAGCCCATCTCTCGACAGGCTCTATTTTTTAACACTTATAAGAATCTTCCTGCGCCTTGCTAAACTCTAAAGAGTCCTGAATCAATCCTTCAGTTATATTAAAAACACGTTTCAGTTCTTGGAACACAGATTCAGGCACATCATAGACTTTACCCACATACTCAATGTTCTTGTCACATAGATGACGAACAGCACCAATCATAGCGGCTAGATCTGCAACCTGCTCATAAGCCAAAGCATACCCATCTGCAACATCACTGGCATCATATGATCGATTCGAGGATTTCATATTCATATGTATCCCCTTATTCAGCAATGTTGTTTACAAGTTCAATTTTTGGGACTGAATGGAATTGTACTGTTCTAAAAATTAGATTACTCATATATCACACCATAGATAATAAGCCGCCCCATGTGAGCATGCTTCCAATAACACAATGTACCTAATTTTAGGATCATGTCAAGTTATACTATTTTTGAGTCTCTGCTTTAAATGAATCATGAATAGCTTTTAAGCTATCTGCATACGTTGCTGTATCACGACTATTATTTTTTAAAAGTTCAATTATTTCTTGCCACAAACCTACCGGTATTGGTCTCTGACCAGATATCCATTGTCTAATCCGTCTTGAATCAACATTGATTGCCCTAGCTAAATCACTTTGCCATTGATTACCATAAAGTAGCTCACCAGCTTGCTTCAATTGTTCAGGTGTCAGTCTTACACCGCCCAAATCTTCATTCATACAAACCGAAACTCCAGAATTATCACTTAAATGATAAATTTATTTAGCAATTGCTAAATTTTATCGCTTAAACGATAAATTTTATAAGCATATTTATAAAATTATGAGGAAAATATAAATTTTTATCACTTAAATTATAAATTTATCGCTAAAAATTTATATTCACTTATATTTCTACACATCAATATTTACTGTTTTGCTCAATACCCAATAAACCCATACTTACAATGCAACGCTGCCAAACCGCACTTAACGTCTTGTCTAGCATCATTTTGAGTCCGATCATCATTGGCCATCTCTGACCATGATTGCCCACGAAAGTAACGATCAACCACAGCATCCAGCCATTCGTCCATGATTTCGCTCCGGCCAAACATATCCAGTATGAGACGCTGTACAGCACGTGCTTCATTGTCATTAATTTCACAAGTGACTTTGCCTCGCTTTGGTCGTGATAGTTCAGAAGAAGTATCAGAAATATAATCAGCAATAACTTGGTTACTTTTCTTCTTTGTCAGCTTTTTGGCGCGTCGGGTCTTAGCTGCATTATCCATTGCCACGGCAATTGGATTGATACTCTTTCCACATGGACCAGTATGACTATAGAGCCAAGCACCAAACTGGTATAACCAGCCTTCTAAATCGAATCGTGACCAATCAATTGCCTGCATGATATGCATCTTTTCAATCACCAATGTCATTTTGTACCTCTTACCAATTGCTCTATCTGTTGAACCGCTAAACCTGATTTCACTTGTTGTGTGCTAAACCGTAAAACCTGAAATCCTAGAATTGCTGCTGCGTTATATTTTTCCATGTCACCGATATAACCAGTGCCACGTGTATGGCGGCCCTGCGACCAGATCCCACCTTCAACCTCAATCAGGATCTTGGTATTGCTGATCAGAAAATCTGCCCGCCATTTCCGTGTTTGGTGAAACTTGTATTCATGTTCAAAGCCGATGCTTAAGGCTCTTAGATCTCGCATCAGGATTAATTCGCCTTCACTTGGTTCTTGCTGCTTAGGTTTAACTCTGGGCTTGCTCTTCCTGCTAGCTTTGGGTTTGATCAGTGATTTATATTCGGCAATGCTTAATCTCATTGATCGCTACTCTCTTGGCGCATGGCTCTTAGTCTTAGAGCGCTACGTTGACATCGTAGAGGTCTTGTATTTATTCACACCACTGACCTGTGCGAGTAAATCCGCAGGACATGGCACCCCTTTGTGATTCCGCGCCTTTGGCTCAGCAATCGTTTTCTTCGGAATCCACATCACCTGAACCCGTCCAGCTTTTTGCGCTTGCACCAGATAGTCCTGATAAATATCGATGAATGCCTTGTGTGCCGCCCGTTGTGATTGATTGGCCAGAACATGCTGTACCTCCTCCAGACATCGCTTTGCCAAGGTGGTAATTTTGAATTCAGGGTCATTACTGAAATTCAGTGCTTTGGCCCATGCCTGTTCTGCTGTCCACCACTCACCGGCCTGTACACACCAGCTCCGGAATTCAGGCAGCTTGGGGCACCATTTTTCCGAATTCATCCGGTTCAAACCGCGCTGTAATTCGATTGGTGTCAATCCATTGAGCACCGTACAAGTCAAATTACGGAGCTTCTCGTTGCTCAGATGCCCATAGGTTTTCTGGAACTCGGGGCCGTAGATATCTTCGAGTCGGGTTAGAACCATTTCCGCAATTTCAACTGGAAAATTCACGGCAAATGCACTTTGAAAAAGTTCGATGTTGCTCATGGATAATCTCCTACGTCACGCATCGGTGCCGGTACAGGCTCATCCAAGCCAAATCGCTTCTGGTAGGGTTGCTGCCCGTGATAGTACGGTTGTTTGGCTGTTGGTGATTTCAGGGGGTAAATATCCTGATAATTATTCACCGTCGACTGGTCGAGGATGACATTGGCCTGATCTTTGAAATCATCCCGTAGTTTTTTCAGGATGATTTTGGCTGCCCGTTCCGTCAGTGGTTTTTTGATGGTCTTTCGCATTTCGACAAATCCGAGCCATGCATCCCGATCGACGTTTGGGTATTGGGATAGATCCATACTGCTGGCATCAAATATTTTTGGTTTAGGCGAAGGTTTTTCAGGCGGAGGGACATAAGAATTATTTGCTGTAATCTCTGTAGTAATCTTTGTATTAACGGATGAAGGATTTCTATCACCGCGGATGCAGGATTTCTTCTCCCCCGAATGTAAGTTTTGCTCTTCCCCGAATGCAGGATTTCGCGTTCGGGGATTTACGATCTGTTGTTCGCCATTTTCTTCTGAATAAATACAGTTTTCGAACCATTCATCGAAGGCTTCAATATCAAGTTTGAAATACAGTTTATGTTCCAGACGTTTTTCTGTTTCAAACAAAATGCCGAGGTCTTTAAGCAATTTACGTGCTGTTTTCTGCTGGCTATAGGTCATGCCTGTTTCTTTCAGCCATTCTTCAGAGGTTTTATATACTCCAAGTTCATGGTCTGTTTTATCGTGCCAGTAAACAAGCTGGCTTAGAAAGATGCCTGCGAGTGGGCTGCCAAGGTACAGGCCTAGCTGTGGAAAGTAAGCAATCGCCCTTCCTAGCCCTTTTAAGGTTGAGTAATGGCTCATGTCATCTCCTTTTGAGCGTTTAAAGCTCTACTCAGAAATTTAGAAACGTCATTGCTAATCACACGGCAGTTTTTAGAAATATGGTTTTCGATGTGGCGATCTGCGCCCATGATCAAAATGATTTGCGTCGAATCATCGGAATTGTGTTTATCTTTGCCAGACGGTTTTGCTAGATTGTGTTCGTTCATATTTTTGTCTCGCTTAGCAAGTATGAATAAAAGGTCATAAAACCGCTTCCGCTGCTAATAACAGGAAGCGGTTTTTTATTTGCCCTGAATGCATGCATGAATTTGTTGTTCCAACGTGGCAAGTAATACATGCATGTCATGAATGACCTTGGCCATGTCGATTGCCTCGCCTTTTGTTATTCGCCCATCTGCAAGCATTTCTCTAAATTGCTTGCTTACGTTGCCTTTCTTGATTCCGATGTTGAGAAAGGTATCCATCAGGCAACTGTCTCTTTTGCTTTCAGGTATATCTGGTAAGTCGATGGCTGCTTTGCCATGTTCTGCGCAGATCGCTTGGAGTATTCGAAAATCCCCTGTTATACCCATCAGTTTTGAAGCTTCAAGTAAAGTCAGGTGATGCGTTTCAGTGTTTGGGTTGACCTTGCTGTTGAGTACCGCAGGGCTTTTGATGCCCATGCGTGATGCAAGCGCATTTGCCCCGCCTTTAAAGTCGTGAACCGTGTGGTAAGCCGCATCTAATATGTTCATTGCGAGTCCTTTTGAACGTTTTTATTAGATGTCGATCTGGCTACTATTTTGAGTAGAACGAACGTATAGCCAATTAATGTCTGGTCTAAGCTCTTCAGCTTTAACCCGACCATTCGTAAATTTTTCAATTGGCAGACAACGATCTTCAGGAATTTTTTCGAAATTCCATTTGCTTAAAGCCCAAGGGGTAATTTCTATTCCTCTAGCTAATGCCGATTTACTACCAGCAATTTTGATAGCTTTTATCAATGCTTCTTTTGGAGTGGACATAATGCAACCGAAATCACTACTTAAAGTAGAATATAATATACAACCTAAAATAGAATTGGTGCAACCTAAAATTCAAGATAAAATTCTACCTTATGTAGAAAATGGACAAGTTCCGATGCAACAGCCTAAATACTTGGATTTTGCCAATCGGTTAAAGGAACTGATGGAAAAAGAAGGTTCGCCTATCAAAACTGTTAATCAGTTAAAAGATACTATTGGCGTAACCTATGAGATGGCTCGTCGCTATACACTAGGTACAGCAAAACCAAGAGAAGAAAAACTTCAAACTTTAGCTGATGCATTTCAAACTGATATTAGTTACTTGGATCACGGTACAAACTTAGATAGTAATATTTTAAATCCATTCCCAATTGCAGGTCGATTAATACCAGTAATTTCATGGGTACAAGCTGGTACTTGGACATCTGTAGAAAGCGTTCCAACAGGCACACATTTTCAAGAATGGTTGCCACCCAATCCTAAATGCGGAAAACACGGATATGGATTAGTTGTTGTGGGTGAATCAATGCTTCCAGACTTCCGTCCTGGTGACAAAATTTACGTAAATCCAGACTTTCAAATAAATGATTTAAAAACAGGTGATTTAGTTATTGTTGGATGCGAGGGAGAAACAGAAGCAACTTTCAAGAAACTAATCGTAGAAAGCAATGGTATGTATTTAGAACCTTTAAACCCGAAATGGCTAGAAAAAATCATGGAACTGCGTGAAGGATGCAAATTGATTGGTAAAGTTGTTGGTTTATATAGAGAAGTTTGATTTTCAAACAAGTATAAAGAATTTAGTAAAGTATGAATGCACCGAACCTATTACTTGGCAATGTTAACTTTAATGAAGAAGTAATTTCATCATTAAAGACATCGCATGTTAGAAAAAAAAGTGACTATTGGGGAAGATATTACACTCCAAAGCATATTGCCGACCTATTAATTGGTACGATAGGAAAAATTGAAAATGCAAATATTTTAGATTTAGGTTGTGGAACTGGCAACTTAATTTATAGTGCTTTAGAGAAATCTATTAACTCAACTTTTTTAGGGGTTGATATAGATCCTATTGCTATAAAAACTCTAAAAGATAAGAATCTAGCAAATCTAAATTTAATTACAAATGATATATTAGAGTTAGAATTACAGGAAAATTTTTATGACATTGCTTTAAGTAATCCGCCATATACTTACTACAAACTAGATTTTGATTATAGTCAAAATGTGTTTTTAGAAAAAAATTTATTTAAAAACCTCAAGATCCCTTCTCCTTTTATTTTCTTAGATAAAATGCTAAAAGCAACCAAAACAAATGGAGTCATTGCAATAATTTTACCAAATGGAATTTTAACAAATTCCAAATGGATATTAATAAGAAATCATTTACTAAATGAATTCACAGTGAGCAAAATCATAGAATTGCCCCCACATACTTTTTCTGAAACTGAGACTATTGCACATATTGTAATTATAAAAAAAATTAAGCCATCTACTAATTATCTAATAAATATGAAAAAAATTAACCCATGTGGATCTATTTTAGAAAAGAAATATCGGTCATCGAAATTGATCGACAAAAATTGGACAATAGAAACCAACTTTGGAAATAAAAAATTATTAAAAGACTACATATTAAAGCTACAAAGGGGTGTTGTAAATTCAAAACAAATTAAGTCACAAGGTTTAAATGTATTTCACACTAAAGATTTTAATAAAAACAGCACCAGCATACCCTTATCTTTCATAGTAAATCGTCGTCAAAACGGTACTTTTGCTAAAAAAGGTGACATATTAATTTCAAGAGTAGGTCGAAATCATTTTGAGAAAATAGCAGTAGTAGAAAATGATTATATTGAAATATCAGATAGCGTTATATTAATTAGACCAAAACTTAATAATAAAAAATTTATTCTTAAGTTTTTATTAAGTGAAGAGGGAAAAATGCAACTAAAGAATAGTGCTTCTGGAACTAGTGCTAAATTTATTACTTATGAAAAAATATTAAATTTAAAGGTAGATTAAATTAAAATGGAATTCCAATCCAAGCTTTATCAACTAAAAAAACAAATTCAAGGTTTGAGCGATATAGGTATCCGTGGTCGTATAAGCTATGATCAGATAAAAATATGGCTTAGACAGTTTCAAACAGAAGAAGAAATATTACTTGGTCATCTCATCTTAAGACATTTAATCTTTAAAGATGACCAGCAAATGATTTTTTTATTAAAGCAAGCCCTTCGAAATGCTGCGAATCATTTTGTGACCAATCTTGATAGAGAACGGTTGACTTGGAATCATGCCATTTGTAAAGATTTTAATGGGCTTAAGTTTTATGCAGGCCCCCCAAGTTTTCATTATGAAGGACTAGGTAAACCCGGGAAAAGTGGTGAAATAATAACAAATTTGTTAAAATCTTTTTTCCCCATAGATCGTTTAAAATACCCTGAATATTTTGGAAATACATTAAGCGGAAATGAAGGCTATTTATTAGTTGATGATGCGATACTGACTGGAAATCAAATGGAAGAAATTATAAAAAAATATGAAAGTCTGTTAATAAACCCCAATCATCAATCCGCTCTGATAGTTGGTCTAGCTCATGAACAAGCATTAGATTATTTAAAAAATTTATTTCCTAATCTTAAAATCTTTTATGGCGAAATTATTAGAAAAACTTCTTCTTTCAGCTATCTTAGTGAACAATGGATACGCTCAAGCTTCTGGGATTATAGATATCAACATCCTTTAGAAATCTTAGAAAGAGTTTCACAACGTGCAGACTTTAGCAATAAGCAACATTTAGGTCACAATCACCAAGCATTATTATTGGCATACTCCTATGGAACACCTGACAATACTATACAAATTCTACGTGACACTTCCTCAACGTGGGATCAGCTTTTGAGTAGATAATTATGGATACATCAAATCATATATTGCTAACAAAAACTCGTGCTGAAGAACACGAAGAAGATATTTGGGGTAATTTTTTTATTCCCCCATATTATGAAAGACTTCTATTAAAATCTTCTACAAAATCAACGTATTTTGTCGGTAAGCGTGGCTGTGGTAAAACCATGCTTTTAAAATATTTGTCATACCAGACTAGATTTTCACGTAAACGTGTAGAAATTCCAGAGAATGAACTCGAACATATTGGGATATATTGGAGGATTGATACACATTTTTGTAATGCAATGAATGAACGAAATAAAACTGAAGCAGAATGGATCAATATCTTTGAAAATTATTTTACTTTGGTAGTCAGTTTAGAAATATGTAAAGCATTATATACAATTTCAACAAGTAATTATCAAGATTTTAGCTCTCAAGATTATTTAGATCTTCAATTAACATCTTTAAAAGATTTTGAACTAAATATTCCTACAACAATAACTGAACTTGAGAAGTATCTAAACTCTAAAATAAGAATTTTTAACAGCTGGATATCTAATATCGAGGTAATTCAACAACCTACCCTACCTCCTGGTAGATATTTTATTGACACATTAATTAGTGATATAAAAAATAATCCGAAGCTTTCAAATGTAAATTTCTACATTTATATTGATGAAATTGAGAATCTTCTTAAATATCAAAGAAGATTTATGAATACCATTTTAAAACATTCGCAAAGACCATTTATTGTAAATTTTACATCTAAAGTATTTATTGATGAAAATATGACATTAGGCTCAGAGTCAATTAATGCAACTCATGATTACTTTTATAGAAATCTTGATGAATTAATGAAAGAGGATGAGCGTAAACTATTCTTTTCTGAAGTTTTTCTAACTAATTTAATACTAGCTTTTGGTGATCCTGCATCAAATAATGTTCAAATTGTTACAAATGAAAGGATGATAAGTGCCAGAAAACATGATGCTTATATGCGATATATTTTAACAGAAATGTCTAAAAAATTTCCTGATAAAACTTACAAGCAACTCTCTATTGATGCATTAAAAATTCCTAGAATTTATGACAAATTAATAGAAAGGATTAATAAAGCTTTAAAAGATAAAGAATATAACATTACTAGTTATATTGAAGAGTATTCTAATTACCATGAAGCTTTAATTGTTCTTCCATCTATTCTAGCAAGAAGAACAAATAACATTGATAGTGTAATCAGTGAATTTATAGACTTCTTACATGGCAGAAATTCAAAATTCAATGACTGGATTCACAACAATTTGTTTGGCGCATTATTAGAACTATATCGACCATATAATACAATCTGTCCTCTTTATAGTGGTTTCAATACATTTTATACAATGGCTAATGGAAATTTACGACACTTTTTGATTCTTTGCTATAAAACTTTAGAAATAAATGAAATGTTTGAACTTTCAAATGATCATTTTTCTACAGAAATTCAATCACAAGCAGCTTATGAAGCTTCAAATGAGTTGATAAAAGAGATTCGAACTCTAGGAAAATTTGGAGAACATTTGCGGATTTTTACATTACGTATTGGTGGAATCTTTAAGGCATTACAAGAAAATCCGTTATTAAGTGAACCAGAACAGAATCAATTCACCATTAATTCTGGCAATCGTTCATTTAGTACTTATGAATTAGATTTCATTTCTGAAGCACAAAAGCATAGTATCCTAATAGAAGTTGTAGAAACAAAATCAAAAAATGGTATAGGCCAAGATATTCGCGATTTTATATTAAATCCAATTTATGCACCATATTTTAATATTAGCTATAGAAAAAAGCGAAAAATTGAAATTTCTGTTGAAGATTTTGAATGCCTTATATCTGGAAACGAAAGTGATTATCGTAAGTTGCATAATAAATTAACTAAGCAAAATTTTTCTAAGGATAATGAACAAATTCAATTAGGTCTAATTTAATGATAACTTTTAGAACGCACTTATATACTGACACTTATATAAATTTTGATCCCAAAATTATTGGTGAGAAAATTCATATTTTTCATGGGAAGTGTATTGATGATCGAGGTACTGCTTTAAAAAATATTTTCAATGATCAAGATAATCACATTTTTCATTTAGTAGAATATTTACCTGAAAAGATGCAGACACTAATTAACAAAAATACATTAGATGCCTGGAATAGTATTTCTCCTACAATTAATATTGAAGATTTTTTTGTTATTGATTCCACTACATTAGGATTAGCAGAATTATACTTTATAATTAAAGCATTAATTGCATCTAAAGTTTTTAATTTTAAAATTTTGTATATAGAACCTGAATCTTATACGAAAGATGATCAAGATGATATTTATCAACTTTCTCATTACCCTATCGGTTTCAAACCTATACCTGGAGCAGTTTCAGATTTACATAGTGACGATCTAGAATATGGAATTTTTTTTGTTGGTTTTGATCCATCTCGCATGGAGATTGCTTTAGAAGAATTTCAAATGATACAAAACAAAAAAGTTAAGATCATTTTTGGAAGCCCTGCTTTTCAGTCAGGATGGGAACTAGAGTCAATTATTCCTCATTTAAATATTTTAAGTGATAATAGAAATTTTGAACTCAATTTTTGCTCGGCAATTGATCCTAGCTCATCATATGAGCTTCTAGGATTTTATAAGCGAGCTGCTGAAGATGGTAAAAAAATATTCATAGCTCCCTTAGGTCCTAAGCCAACCACTATAGCTACAGCTTTGTTTGCTAATATCTATAATCAAGACGTAAGCTTACTTTATGATCACCCTGTAAACCTTGATGATAGGACAAAAGGAGTTCGTCAATGGCATTTATACTCTGTATATATAAATGAAATTTAAAAGATTCTATTAAAAATCCAACTTTATGTTGGATTTTTAATTTAGCAAATCTCTACTTTTTGTATTTTAAATATTGACTATTTTCTACTTAAAGTAGTATTGTTGTCTCGCAGACAATAAAAAGCCCCGAAACTTTGGACGGCGACGGGGCTTTGCAATTAAGCGAGATAAGTATGAAACAAAAGCCTATACATAGTCAAACGTCCCAACGTTTACACCAACACCCTTCTACTGCTGATTATCAAGTCAGTACACTCGACTTCATCAAAGCCAACCTAAAAGATGCGCTTAAGCTGTTCCCTATTATTCTAGTCGTTTTCCTGCTCTGGCTTGTCCTCACCTTTGTCATTTACGGCATCTTTGGAGGATAAGCACATGGGACAATTACATACAGCGTCAAGCTCAAAAACAAGGCCTTTCAACAGCTCATTATCGAACAAAATACAACCGACAAGCTATGACGCACAGCGACTTGAAAGCCCTGTAAATACTAGGATTTCATCACCATATACACAGGGTAAGACCAAGAATTTGGAGCCTGTCATGCAAAAGAAACGCTATACCACACCTTTCGCGCAATTCATCTGTAAAGACGTGAATGGCTACTACAACGTACGCCTTGGCCCAAAAATTTACCTGGTCAAAGTATCGTTAAATTACACCCCTGATTTTGACGGTGAATTCTTTGGTGGTACTCAAGCACCTCGTTTTGAATGGCAATCTATTTTGGTTAAAGAATCTTTAGAAAGCCAAGCACGTCCGATCACAGATGAAGAATTAGCAGTGTATTGGCTAAAAGGTAATATCAAGAAAATCGTAAATTACCAACGTGCCATAGAACGCAGAGCGAAAAGCCAAACACCACGCTATAGCAAAGAACAACGGATTGATTACCGCAACGCTCAATATAACGGTGCCTAAGGAGATTTATGATGAATGCAGCCGTGAATCAACAAATGGCATCCACCAATACACTAGATGCCTTACAACTTATTCAGCTTGAGTTAAAAGCACCAAAGAGCAAATACAACAGCTTTGGTAAATTCCATTACCGTAGCCTTGAAGACATTCTTGAAGGTGTTAAACCACTATTGCAAAAGTATGGTGCGACTCTTGTGGTTAGCGATGAAGTGCAAGAGATCGGCCCTGTTGTCGTGATTACAGCCAAAGCAGTCTTTACCGATGCCCAAGGCAAACAAACCATGACCACTGCTCATGCTGGTGTCGAGATCAATAAAAAAGGAATGGATGTTGCCCAGACTTTTGGCTCATCCAGTTCCTATGCACGTAAATACGCATTAAATGGCCTATTCCTGATTGATGATACCCAAGATGCTGATACTGATGCATATCATCAACAAAGCAATGTACAGGCTCGCAATAACCAACAGAATGCCTCTGCTCAGAATCAGCAACGCAATCAGAAGCAACAACCTGCACAGCAACAGCGTCAGCAGCAAAATCAAACAGCTCAACCCAATGCAGCACAACAACTGACCAATGATTTTCAGCAGGCTTTAAACGCAATTCATCACACGGATAAAGAAGCAGATCTAGGTGCGATCTATAAGCAGTTTAAAGGCACTCGCTATGAAGCTCAGATTGTGCAGGCCTGCAAGGCAAAAAAGGACATGGAGGGTTGGAGTGCGTAAAAACCTACATCTTTAAGTATGTGGCCAAGCTTCACGGCAAAGGCAGCTTACGAGGACGTGTAGAAGCTACGACAGCTCTCCAAGCAAAACAGCAGATATTGCAAGGCAATGAATTGATCAAGGATGTCTCAGTATCGCTATTAACCAATCAAAAGGCTGCACGCACGCAGTCTTTTGAAAAAAATAAATAACTAATTAAGGTGAAATATTTATGTCTTGCTTAATTCGAGTATCTGAATTTATTAAACGAGTCTATGGAGATGCAAGCGATGGTGCGACGCCTCCTACTCCTCAAACCATTACACGTAAATGCCGAATAGGCAAATTACCTGCTGAATTACATGGTGCAGAAGATGGCAAACGTGGTACCTGGTACATCAACTGGGAAGCTTATGAAAAGCAAACTGGCGATGAGTTAGTAAATAAAGTATTGCAAGGTTAAAAATGTCACGTTCAAGAAATGCAGGCAACAAAGACTTGCCTGCGAATCTCTATGAAGAATTACAAGATCCATTTAAACCGAATTTACAGGGTTTGGGGCAAGATATCTTTAGACTCCATTACTTTAAAAATGGTAAATGATCAATTAGATGAACTGACACCTTCAAACAGAAAGGCGATAAGAAGCTTGCTGTGCAATATTTTTGATGTAGCGATGAGTAAAGGGATCTGTCCTGATAATCCTGCACGCATCACTTTAACAAAGCATGTCCAGAGACAGCGAAAACGCCATACTCTTGCAGGTCTACAACAGATTAGAGCCCATTCCCCATTGTGGCTCCAAAATGCAATTGATTTATCTCTTTTAACCACACAAAGACGTACTGATATTGTGGCCTTGCGTTGGACTGATATTTACGATGGATATATACATATTGCCCAACAGAAAACCACGACCGATTCACTGGATGAATTTGAGGTGATGGAAGGTGCTGGATATGTGCGAATTAAAATTGATACAGAACTCCAAAAAGTTTTAGATCGATGCAAACCAGATAAACTTCTTACTCCATTTGTAATTCATCAAATTCCTAAGCGTAAAACTAAGAATGCAAATAAAGAGCATTGGACTCAAATTCTCCCTCAATATTTATCAGAAGAGTTTTTGAGGATTGTTAAACGTGCTAAGGCATATCCAGATTTGAAAGGTAGGCAAATTCCGACTTTTCATGAAATACGAGCATTGGCTATTTTTCTGCATAAAAAAGCTGGTCGTAGTGCTCAGGCTTTAGCTGGTCACAGCTCAGTAAAAATGACAGAACATTATGAAGCAGGACATGAAATTGTTTGGAATGACGTAGATGTGGGAATCGCCCTGCCATTTGCTTAAATGACAGAAAATCTTTTCACAAATGGGTTTTATAAGTTATTGTTTTCTATGATTTCTATAAGTCCCATTTTTACGTTAAAAAACACTGATTTTTATAGCTATAATCTTTATAAATCAATGCTTTAATTTGATTTTACTTCATTACATTTTGATAATTCGGATAGTAAAAATCCATCTTCCATCGACTTTGTGGCGGCGGAAAACTACCGAGCATCAACAGCTTCGCGGTAGCAGGTAAAAATGGTTGTAATGGATGTGTTTCTATTTCTATATCAGTCATTTATATAAAGAGCCAAATTTTTAATTGAGCGAAAAGTTTCGTTTATTTTATAGAATTTTACGGTTTTTTGCTTGGGCCTTTTGTTGGTGAAAATTTCGCCTTAACAAAATATTCGCAATATCATTTTTTTCTTTGGGCTTTAATTTTGCCTTTCTGACAGCAATAGATTGAGTGAAAACCTGCTTTCAAAACATAAAAAACCGCTTAAATAAGCGGTTTCAGTAGAAGTCATCAGGTTAAGAATCCTTCCCTTCATCTAAGCTTTTATAGGAATCTTCCTGCTCTTTACTGAAAGTCATGGAATCTTGAATCATGCTTTCAGTAATCTGAAAAAGCCGTGTGAGTTCCTTGAATACTGACTCAGGTACGTTATAGACCTTGGCCATCAAGAAAATGCTTTGGTAGCTCAGTCATATCAGTGTAGATTGGCTCGCCATCTTCAGGGTCACGCCCCACATCAATGTGATAAAGCTCGTGTTCGATCAATGCACAAAAGTCTCGATCTAAGGTTTGCTCACAAAAACTGGCATCAATAGTGATGAAGTAAATAGGAACATAACCGAACCAATCCTGCATCTGTTGTTCTTGTCGGGCCTTACGCCATCCACCAACGTTAAACATCACCTTTTCACACTGGCCTAACACCATTTGCTTTTAATGGTACAGACTTGTGAAGCCCGCGCAAATCTTAATCTTGGAGTTACATTCTAGTCATCTGTCTTTGTCTCCGTACAAGCCCAAGTACAGATTTACGTACACGTATCTCTTCTTCTGAGAAAGGAAGATGCAATATTAGTTCTTCAATTGATAAAGCACTATTCTCAATCAGGAAACAGTCTTGCTCTGTAGTCCAGCTTGAAGCAATAAGTTCGGGTGTAATACGCGTTCTTTTCATGCCCAT